ATGATGCTGATGGAAGTGCAGGCGACAGGGGCGGTCGCAGTTGATGTGCCCGAGAGACGATCAAAGGTTTATGAGGCAGACTGGACTTTTAGGGTCGGGCAAGCAGTAAAATTCGACGAACTGGCCGCAATCGTCTTATGGCGGATGCGGAGTGCAATGGGCAAAGAGATCTGCAAGATATGGATTTCCGGTGAAGCCCATGGGCGCCCACTCAGAATGGTGGACGCGAGAATGCTCAAATAAAAAAGGGCGGTGCCAGACCGCCCATTCTACTTTTTAGCCGAAGCGCCGCAGCGCCTCTTCCACCGTCTCATATAGTTCGTCGAGCTCGCCGCCGTTTGCGATGACCAGGTCATGATCGCCGCAGCCGCGCTCAGAGACGTGGCTGCCCGCAATGCCGCCTCTTCCCTCGATCTTGAAGATGTCGCCGCCGAGGCGGCGGATGGCCTGCGCTTCGTTCGGGAAGCGGCAGTCGTCCGTCACAACGCGGCCGCCGTGGGCGATGGTGCGTTCCGCCGTGTCCTTCCATAGGTTGATCCAGAAGTCCTCGCCGATGCAGTCCCTGCCCCACTGCGTGCCGAGCGTCTGCATCGCGTGGCGTGGTGACTTGCCGCACAGCAGGCTGTTGCTCAGCTCCTTGTCGCTGCCCTCGATGTCGTCCTCGCCAAGGCCGATCGCACGCATCATATCCTTCAGCGGGCCGGCGAACTTCACCAGCGTGTAGCCGTGCCGATCGACGAGGTAACGCGTGGCGGTTGACTTGCCGCTGCCAGCGACGCCGGTGAAGGCGACGACCGGCGGCAGGTTGTCGTTGGCTGGTGAACTGCAGCCAACCGTTACGGCCGGCACCTTCCCGATCGCCGCACCGAGCGCGCGCAGCTCCTGCGGCACGTTATCATTTGCATGCGGCACGGCAGTGAGCTCGCCCGACGGCGTCCATACTGGCACTTGGTTCTCGGTCATGCTTCCTCCTTGAGTGCTGCGTCTATCAGTTTTGACCAGACACCATTGAACTTGGCGTGGTAGCCGGGCAATCCAAGCGTGATGTTGCCATCACCACAGGAAAAGTCATCGTAGTAGACTGCAATGTTCTCTGCCGCTTCGTGCATGCCATCTGTCGGCTCGCGCATCGCTGCGATGGCGGCGCGTGCTTGCTGCTTTGATACTTCACGCCGTATCGAGAAGCCTTTTTCGCTCCACGCATATGGGTCTAGCGCCCGCGCCACCCGCTCAATCATCGTGCTCATGCGGTCTCCTTTCCGAGTAGCCGAGCGATGGCCGAGAACGCCATATTGACGCTTTCGATGTGCTTTTCCGTCTCGTGATCGAAGACGGGGCCTTGGTTCAAAGCCCGAAGGCTCTTCGCCAGGTCATCTGCCCATCCGGCCGCCTCCCGTATATTGGCGCTGGCCTTGGCATGCAGGCTCATGTCCATCATACCTTCTCCTCTCCCTTCACTGGCGCCTTCCGGCGCGGTTCATCGATCGACGGTGCCAACGGCTGGCCGGGCACGAGCAACGCCCTCAGCGCGCCCAAGCGGTCAGCCACGAGCGGCCGGAACCGCGTGGCGCGGAACGGCTGATCGACATAGCCCCAAATCGGGCAAACGCCGCGGTTGATGCCGTCGAGCCGCAAGCCGATATATTCGCCATCTAGGTAATGGACGAACGGGCCGATCCATCTGATTTTGTAGATGCTGCCTTCCGTGAGTTCGGATGGCAGGGTGGTGTTGGCCGGCTGCTTGGCGTCGATGCAGACGACTTCTTGGCCCACGTAGAACTGGTGGGCGTAGGTCATGCGGCCTCCTTCATCTCTGCGCGATGGCGAATGGCAGCCATGATCTCCTTGACCGTCGTCCACGGCACGACAACTTCGCGGCTGCACTCCTCGCCGTCCTCGTCACGATCGTCGATCGCAAAGCTGAACTCGCCGATGTAGGCCGCCTTGGTTGCTCCGCTTGGTGTCAAAGCCTCTTGCAGGCGCTTCACCTTTCCGTGCAGATGATCGCGAGCCAGATCATCGAAGCAGGCGCCGGTGAAATCTGGTGCGGCATCGAATGGCAAGGCGTAGTGTTCGTGGCTGCGGTCGTATGCTCCCTTCACCGGGATATCGCCGTGTATTTCCTCAGCGGTCCACGTGCCGGCCAGCTCCTTGATGCCGGTGTAGCCTTTATGCCGTGGATTTTCGAAGAGATCACGCTTGAGCAGGACGTATCTGGTCACTCCATCCCCCTCGCCCGACAATCCACCAGCGCCTGGAACGTCGCAAGAAACTCCTCCTTGGCTTTCTCCGGCGACCAGTAGCGCAGCCGCACGCCGATCGGCTCGTTGTGCTTGCCGTGCCAATCCATCGGCACGAGGTTCTCGAGCTCGTCGGCAATGATGCGGTTGTCGGCGTCGTGAACCACGGCCGGCATTTCCGCTTGAAGCTGGAAGCGCCGTGTAACCGCCGCCATCACCTTCGCCTCGGCCGCCTTGAAGCCATCGAGATACGGCTTCACCGGGCGCGGCACGTCGACAAGGAATGCTTCGCTGGCGTCGTGCAGCAGAGCCCATAGCGCCACGTCCACGCCTTCCCAGCGCAGATGCCTAGCGAGGAGCACCGAATGCTCGGCGACGCTATAGAACCGCAGGCAATGGCCGGCGTAGCGGCATTGCAGGCTCAGCGAGTGGGCAATGTCCTCGATGAAGACTTCTTCGGCGCGCGGATCCATAGGCCAGAACTTGCGGCCGGTGGCTGTTTGCATGAAGTCGCCGTGGCGCTGGTTGCGGGTGAGACCGATATACTGGCCGCGCCTTGGTGCCAGAGCAAACCCACACGACTCGCCGCTTTCGTCGATCGGCTGCGGAACGTTGTCATTCGCCGGGACGTATTTCGGCGACGGCATGGGCTGCGCGCCCATACCGGGAACCATGACCGGCTCGTTATACTTTTTTGGCGAAACGGTTATAACGGTCATGCCGTCACCTGCCAGTCTTCCGCGAGTTGATCAGCAACAGACGGATTGAAAGGCATGCCGTCCTCGTATGCCAGATATTGCAACGGTGTGCCGCGATGCGCGATGCGGATGGAACCTGCGACGCTGCGCTTGGCAGTGCCGCCTCTCTTCACTGCCTCGATGGCCTCTCCGTAGTTCATGCCGCCACCATGCGGGTACGAAGCCCGTTATTCTCGCTGGTTGCGTTGAACTTGGATCGCGTTGCTGCGTTAAGATCGATTCCGTATTCAGCGGCCAAAAGGTCAGCGCAGATAACGACGTCAGCCAACTCTTCAGCGAGGTGCTCGACGGTGTCGCGTGAACCGCGGATTCCCATTTCTTCACGAACCAGCTTTTTGACAGCATTACTGGCTTCGCCGCATTCGCCAGCCAATTCATTGGCTTTCCACAACCTGCCGACCGGGCCCGTTATTTGGTTGTCTGCATCCCACTCTTTCTGGCGCGCGAGATTGGCAGACCGCAGATCGGTGAATGTATGGTTGTCGTTGGCGGCAGGCCCTACCGGTTGCCCTTCCCAGTGCTCGACGCGGTATGCGCTATAGCGGGTCTTGAAGACGTCGCCGTCTTCTGCGGTGATCGTGCTTGTGGTTATGTATTCGCCGTCACGGAAACGGCCCTTGGTGTCGCCGTAAACCTGGCCATGAAGACACGGCCCGCGCAAATCTTCGCTGGCGCTGACACGCCGCGCATTTCTCAATGTGCCTACAATTTCCATTTCAATCTCCTCTTCGTGGTGGTTGCCGCCGATTGGTGGTCGGCGGCTGGGTGGTTTAACGTTCTTGTTCGTCCGTGCTGAAACTCCAGCTTGCGCTGCTTTTCACCTGAAAGGCCTCATCGCAGCGAGGGCATTCGATTTCGTGCGTGTCGTTCTCGTCATACAGAAACCACGCCTCGTTTCTGGCAATGTCGAAGTCATCGCCGCAATGCGGACATTTGGGCGTGTTGTTGGCGAAAAAATTCACCCACCCATCGGCATCTAACGCCGCAAATTTTGTCACGCCGCCCTCCTCTGCTCCGCCGGCGCATTGTCGTTTGCGGCTGGCGCGTGGTTTGGCAGGTTGACGGTCAGTCTGTCGATCTCGCCCATTTCCTTGTGCATGGTGATCGAGACAGCAGATCGCGCGGAGACGTAACCGGAAGCCGCATGCCAGGCGTCCTTTGCGGCCAGCGTGTTGAAGCTTTCCGCCCGCACGCCGCCGCCAGACTTAACGCGGTCATGGTGGACGTGACCGGTGTAGGCATAGCGGAACTCGGTGATTCCCCACTCCTTGGCCCAGTTCGCAGCCATGAAGCCGGCCATGTCGCCCATCTTGAGCATATCGCCATGCGTCGCCGCGACCATCACTTTGCCGAAGCAATGCATGAAGAACCTGCCGGGATTGGTGTCGACGGTGACGCGTGGATTGTTGCGGAACCAAGCAGCCAGCGCGATCGCAAGCATGAGGCTGGTCTCGTCGTCGTGATTTCCTGGCAGCTTTCGATAGATGACATGCTCGTGCTTCTGCAGAGCGAGCTCGATGCAATGCACGGCCAGTTCTACGCCGACCTGCAAGACGCGGGCGTAGCGCGTGTCGACGTCCAGCGGATTGCCGCTGCGCTTCGTCTGGTTGCGGCTGTCATCGGCATGGAAATAATCCCCCATATCCAGGACGATAGCGGTATGGCTGGCTGCGGATCTGGCGACCAGGTTGGCAATCGTGTTGCGCAGAAGCGCCGACGCGATTTTGAGATCGTAATCAGTGCCCGTCTCCTTGCCCCACGAGAAGAGCCCTAGATGGAGATCGACGATCGGATAGATGGTGAGCAGGCTGGCGTCGGTGAATACCGGCGCGGGCGGCAATTCGGAATATCCGGCATGCCTATCGAACGCCTCATGGATCGCGAGCTCCATCGCATCTCGAGACTGGGCATCCTCGCGTGTTTTGATCCACTTGACAACCTCGCGGCCGTCGGCGTCGACTAGCGCAGAGACGCCCTTGACAGTGTGGCCGGCCGGCACCTCGAACTGGCCACCGTGCTCCGGCTTCTGCTGGATGAAGTCGCCGTTCGGCGTCGACGTCACCTGGCTGATGCGAAACCCGGGCATAACAGGTGTTGTCGGCAGCATGCCGCGCTCCGCGGCCACCTTCAGGCGGGAGTTTAACGTCTGGCGAGGCATGCGGAGCAGTTCTGCCGCCTCTGATTTGTTGCCGAGCGCGATGAACGCGTCTGCGGCTTCCTTGGCGAGGTCGTCGGAAAGGGGTGGTGTGGGCAAGTTATGCTCCTGTTTGAATATTGGCGCGTCAATGGTAATGTGGGTCAGCCCCGCAAGGGGTCGCCAAGCGGGTGGCTTTGGGGCTTCGCTCCATTGCTGCCCGCCATCAGTTGATTATCGCCTGCGGCTCAGCACGCTTCGGCTCCTCGCGCCCGCCGGTTCCTTCTTCGGAAAATCCAGGCGATCCCTCTTCGCCCTGCCGCATCCCCACCGATCCGCCGTTGCATGCCGCTCCGTCCATGGCGTTCTGCAGGTTGTTGGCCGTGCCGGTGGTGTACGGCAGCTTGTAGTAGCGCGGCGGGCCATCTCCGCCGTCGAGCAGGACATAGATCGCCTCGTTGACGTCAATGCGCGCGCCGAGCACGGTGTAGTGGCCAGCTGGCGGCGCGGTGATGGCTGGGTGGCCGAGCGGTAGGAGCGTGGCTGGTGCTGCTAGCACGGCCATGACGGTGAAGGCGACGGCCTGCCGCTTCGTGCCGAACCACGCGATGGCGCCGGCGGCCAGTACGAAGGCGAGCCATAGGGTGATGGCGGGGGTCATCTCACTCTCCTCGAATGACATCGAAGAGCGACGCGATCCGCTCCTCTCGCTGGTGGAGCATCATCGCGAAGTTGCCTACGTCCAGAGGGTCGCCCTTTTCTACGTGCTCACGTAGAAGCGTGGAGAGCCATAGTGAGGAGCAATCATCCTTGTCGTCCCATCCACCGCGGCCTTGCGCCCGCTTCTCGGCAAGCTTAGCCTTCATCGCAGAGGCAAACCTATCAACAGCAATGTCGTCTGGGTGCTGTTCGCGCACCGATGGCGATGTGTCATCGGTGTAGTAGCCGACCTTGAGCAGTGACTGATCCGGAAGACCAAGCGCTCTCTCTCTAGCCTCGCGAGCGTCCTGCGCATGTGCGCTCTCTTTTGGATGGCAGTAGCCCATCATTCACCCCTTTTCATCTGCTTAAACACCTGGCTCGCCGACCCGGCCACAACCTGCCCGCCGACCATCCGAAACCGGATAGCCGTCCGCTCCTGCTTGTCTTTCAGCAGGTCGATCGTGCCCTTCCAGATCACGCCGCCTTCAGCCAGCCGCACCTCGACGGACACCGGGACCGGCACCTTGGCGCAGCCGAAGCAGCGCACGTTGACGGCATACTCGCCGTCTGGCAGGCCGCGCGTGAACGCCGATTCGTAGTTCAGCGGCGTGTCGTCATTCGCTGTGCCGAGGTCATCGCGCAAAAGGCTCCACACGCGGCCGCTCTTGTTGCTGTAGCCGACGGCGAGATCGTCGCCGGCCTGCACCCACAAATCGACGTCGGTACTTCCGGCAGGCCATGCGATCGTTGCTACGAGGTTTCCTGGCAGCTGGGCGGGGTCTTTGTCGGCGGCTGGCGCGATGGCGGCAAGCACGAGAATGACCAGAGCGACGAGACCCATGAGGAAATTCATGAGCAGGTCGCGTGTGAGGATTGAGGTCATCTGCGATACCCACCGGCGACAGTCCCGAGCACATACAGAAGGCCGGCTATTGCCACGATCAGGACGGCAGCAATTATGCTGAGAACGACAACCATCACGCCGCCCCCTTCTCGCCAACGACCCATGCAACCGTGGAGATCCACAGCGCGCCAATGGCGCCCACCAGTGTCGAGCAGAACGCCACGCCCATGCCGGCAAGCAACGAGGCGGCGACGCGCTGCACGCCTTCTGGCGAGCCGAGCGAGCCGGTGCCGATGTGCTGCAAGGCGATGATGAAGCCGACGACATTGCCGATTAGGCCGAGTGTCACCAGCCAAACTTCGGTGCGGACAAGATGAGCGGTCCGGCCGAAGAAGACGGCGGCCAGTGCGGCGACCAGCAGTGCAGAGATGCCGTAGCTTATCCGCGACACGTCATGCGTGAACACGAACTGAGTATAGCCCATGACCGTGGCCCAAACGACGAGCGCAGCCCAGCAGGTGTTGAGGATGATGAGGCGGCCTGTCATTGCGATGCCTCCCTGAGTGCTGCGAAGGCGGCAGCAATAATCGCCATGACAATTGCTCCGGCCCTGAAGTCGGCGGCGCCCATGCAGACAGCCATGATGGATGAGAAGACCAGCCAGCCAGTTAGGATCGCCTTCATGCCCCAGCCCTCCGCGCCAGCAGATCGCAGACGACACTTGCCGGAACCACGAAACCGAAGCCGGTCATGGTTGGCGTGTACGTGTCGGCGCCGGCCGCATCTTTGCCAGACTTGAGCGGAGCAAGCGTAACGCCCACATTGATGCCGACGACGCGGCCATCATTCGCAAAGACGCCGCCGCCCGATTGCCCCATGACCGTTGTCATGTCGGCGACGATGACGCGCTTCCATGGCCCTGTTGTGCGGCCAGTTCCGGCGACGCGGCCGAACGATGCGATGAATTCCATGCCGAGGGGGTTGCCGATCGCCTGCAGTTGCTCGCCGAAGCGCGGCTCGCGGCAGTCGAGTTCGCTCGAGCCTGCGACGTTGCCGTCGGTGTGGATCAGTGCGACATCGTAATCCTTGTTGGCCCAGAGCACTATCGCATCATCCTCTGTGCCCGCGAGCGTCTTGATCTTGACCGTCTTCTGGTCGCCGACAACATGGGCCGCGGTCAGGATGTTTCCGCCGCCGATGTGAACGCCGGAGCCAAGGCCATCGCCGACGGAAATCTTGATGGCCGAATCTTCCGACGTGGTCGGCGGAGCCTGGACGATCGTGTTGGTGATGGTGGTTTGAACGGTATTGGGAACGGCGATGGCGACGCCACCAACGATCACGATGGCAAACGCCAGAATGGCAATGCCCATGAATCTGTAAAATCTCATAAACGCCTCCTCTATGTGGTGAATGAGGAGCGGCTTGGTGGGCCGCGCGCCGCTGGTAGGCAGCAAAGTCAGAGTGTGGTGAATTTACAAATTTGTCAATAAAATTGGCACAAACGAAAAAAGCGCCCTCCCCGGTCAAGGAGAGGGCGCTGGATGGTGGTTAATCTCGGCGGTTTAAGCCGGCGCTGACCAGTTCAATAGCGTGCGCGGGTCGGTGACTTTACGCAGCTCGATCTCCCCGGCCTTGACGATCGGCGTTCCGGCGACATTCGCGTCAAAGGTCATTTCAAGCCGCCATCTTACGCCAGGAGCCGCGTCCGCTATCTGGAACGGTGGCGTCTCGATATAGCCGGCCCTGGCAAGCGCCGACCATTTCTCGTTGGCTGACCCGCTGTTGAATGGCTCCATCCCGTAGGCGTCCATCGATCCAGCGCCCTGATCGGACAGGAGCAATGCAACGCCGGTAAAGCCGGCATAGTTGTTCGTCTCGATCTTGCATCGTGCCGTGAACCAATCTCCAGAAACGCCACCGGTCAGCGTCGTGTTGGCAGTGCTGGTGCGGAAATAGAATACGTCTTCAGCCGTTCCCGATGGGGTGAAGGTCATCACTTGATATTCGCCGATGCCGTCAGAGCGGGCTTCCTTCGAAGCGACAACGGACGATCCACCAGAAGAACGCTCGACGCGCATGCCAGTTGCTACCGAGCCTGTCGAACCGGTCCCGTTAGCTCCCGCTGTGCCGAGGCAGAGAGGGTTTGCGAGGCGGTTGCCCATCGGATTGTTTGTCGCGTCGAATAGGTCATCCGGATATGCGGAGAAATTCTGCGCGGCGGGCAGGATGGTGGCGAGGAACTGGGCGAACGCTAGGCCTACAGCCTCGCCCCCTTTTGGGTTGAAGTGGATGCCGTCTGGAGAATAGCCACTCTTGGGTTCACCATAGGTAGACGCCATATCAACCCATGGGAGGTTCCAGTCGAAGAAGTAGCAATGCTTCTTGGTGCGGCAGTACTCACGCGTCTTGCGGTTGATCCAGTGGGCCTTCGCGCGTTCAGGGCCTCCGCCTGCCCACGAACCGACGCCGCGAGCAAGCTCCGGGGCGATGATGACGATCTTCCCCTTGGAGCGGAAATATTCCATCATGCGCTCGCGGGACGCCTGGATGTTTTCCTTGGTCCCCGAGCTCATATCATTAGTGCCGGCGTCGATAAAGACAATGTCGCAGTCAACCTTGGTGGCGAGATAGGCCATGCGGGCTTCGATCTGCGCATAGGTCTGGCCAGACACACCAGCGTTTAGGCCCTGAAAATACCGCGTCGCGCCCGGCGTGCCGGACGGCTCCCAACCCGTATAGGCAGTCGAATCCCACCAGATTGGGCACGAGAATAGCCGGCCCGCGTAGAAGCGTGCCCATGACAGCCAGCCCCGCGACCAATGCGATATCTTCGGCCCCGACGTGCCAACCTCATTATGCTGAACGAGTGACGTTCCAATGACAGCGAGGCGATACCCGCGCGCTGGGATGAAAATTGGGGCCTGATTTGGCACCCTACCAAGTTGCAGTGTTGACATATGGTTATGCCTCCACCCACTGCAATTTGTCGCCCGGCTCGGCGTAGACATCGTAGTCTGTGGCGGCCGGCACGAGGAAGCGGTTGCCGCTGGTCGCGTTCGGCGCCGGGCCTACCGACACCCACGAGTCCGCAGCTGCGCGGATGCGGAAAATTGCCTGACCGGAACCGGCGCTTTCGCCTGGCGCCGCATTGGTGGACGTGACGCCGGTGGCCGGCGCCTCACTCCATGCGATCTTGCCGAGGATGGCCTGAGACTTGTCTCGGGCGAAGAGAGAGCCGGGATAACCGCAAACGACATGAAGGCCTGAGAAAGCCATGGTAGTCTCCTGAAATGTGGTGTTGTTGGTTGGCCTTGGTTCGGCCGTGGTCAGCCGCGCGTGGTGGCGCGCCGTGGCTGGTTTTCGTAGAGGCGATCTAACCGCTCGTTAAGGCCGTCAATGCGATTGCCGACGCCCTCGATTGCCTTCATGATTTGGCTGGTCTGCTCTTGCATGCCGGCCTTGGTGACGTAGCTTTCCGCCACGTGCAGCTTGTGCGCGGCCAGATCGGCAGAGACTTTTTCCGTGTCGCGCCGCTGGGTCATGAGCTTGCCGTCGAGGTATTTCCAGATCCCGAACAGCGTGCCGAACACGGCCATGCCAAAGCCGACGACGGCCATGATTTCGGGGCCGGTCATGGTTTGGCCTCCAGCTGGCGGGCGCCTTCCAGCGCCGCATCGCGGTCGGCATAGAAGTCGCGCAGCGCCAAGTGGCGGCGGGCGCATGACAGCAGCCGCTCACGATCGGTGATCCACAACTTCTCCAGCTGCGCCTGCGTCAGCGGATCGTTGCCGAGATCGACCGGGCCTTTGCAGCGCTCTGTCAATGCGCTGTCCGGCCGCACCAGCTTCGGCGGCGCCGGCGGAACAATCATCCTATCGGACCTTGTTAATGCGCTGCACGCTGGGAGCGCCAAGCACAACGCGGCCAGCATCAGGATCTTCGCTAGCTTCACGCTGCAGTTCCTCAATTTTTTGGTTAAGGGATTCGGTCTCGGCCTGCATCTCGGCGATGCGCTCGGCCTCGCGGGCCTTAGCGGCATTGTTGGCTGCGGCTTGCCGTTCGATCTCAGCGTTGGCTGCCTCTGATGCGGCCTGCTTGAGCTCGGCGATTTCGGCTTTGTACTTCATGCTGGCCGCGTCATAGCCGTTGTTGTAGATAGTCGAGACGCCACACCAAATGGCGAGCGCAAGCAGGACCACGGCGATGCCGTAGCCAACCCATTTGTTTGCAAGTGCGCCGATCATTGGCTAAGTCCCGATACGCAAATTTCAGCCTCGCCAGCGCGCTGGGCGTCGCCCATCTCGCGGCGCTTCACGAGGCCCTGCACAACGCGACCGCCGGCCTTGTTCCATGCCGTCTGCGCCTCGCAGGCTTCTCGGTAGCGGCCCTGCACTGCCAGGCGCGCCGCAGTCGAATTGACCATTCCGGAAACGCCGAAGTTATACGCACCGGAAATCATCGAAGCTTGCACGCCGATCGGGAACATGGTGAAGCCTTTGATCTGCTTCGTCAGCGGCTCATAGTAGTCGCGCTTGACGCGGACCTCGAGGATGGCGTCGCATTCCGCCTGCGTCTTCGTCATGCCGGGCGGTACTGGCTTGCCGTCGATCTGCGTCTCGCCGTGGCAGATGTCCCATATCTTGGCGTAAGGATCCCAGTGCGACTTGAGCACGAGACCTTCCCACGGCTTGATGAGTGTGTCGGTCGCCAGGATGACCGCGGCCGGGCGCTCCGGATCCTTGAAATACGAGCCGCCACCGGCAAGCACAGCCGCAAAAACAGCAGCGGCGATGGCCGTCTTGCCGCGCTTGGTGGCGACAATCTTATTGATCGGCAACTGGTGCCTCCTTTTCGGGCTGGATGAGCAGCCGCGCGACATACGCGCCGCCGAGCAGCGCAAGTGTCAGCCACCACGGCAGGTAGTCGCCGATGACGGGCACGACATTGAGGATGACGTCGGCAATCGCGGCGAGCTCGATGAGGCGGAGCGACCAGGCTTTTTTGTAGACTGCGGCCGCATCAGGGATCAGCACGCGCGCGACAGCGTCACGCGCGCCTGTGAAAAGCGTGCGAAGCATGGGAGGCTCCGGTTGTAAGAGAATTTTAGCTTATTGGCAGGGCTTACCAGTCGCCGCGATTTGATGCTGAAGCGCGTTGTCTAGCATCTTGTAATCAATGCGATAGGATTCCGGCGTAAAATGGATACCGTCCGTGGTGGAACCAGGATATGCCTTGCCGTTGATTGTCATCTTGCCATAGAGATCGACGTATTCCAGCCCCCGCGAGGCGGCGATCTCATCTTTGATGATAGAGTTCATCCGCACGATCGACTCTATCGTGCGTGGGCCTTTGATCTTTTCAGGCTCGATGGGCGGGACGCTAACGAGAATTACTGTCGTCCCTTTCTCTCGAAGACGGTCAACGATCTGCAGATAGCTTCGCTTGAACAACCACATGTCGGTTTTTAGGTCTGGTCCAAGATCTGGATTCGATCCCAACATAACAATGGCGTAGCTGGGTGCGCCGCCCCTCAGCAACACTTCGACATACTTAGTCATGTTTGTCGCATTGATGCCTGCGAACCCAGCATTGACGACCGCGCAATCGCCGATTTTGTTCCAATAGAACGCTTCGGTTATGCTGTCGCCGATCAACACTGTTGCATCCTGGCCCACAACAGCGCGCTGCATGAGATAGATGGCGCTGCGAACATCCCAATGAGTTTCCAAAGGCTGATCCAAAACGCAACTCCTAGCGAAGAGGCGTTGCTAGCATGCGCAAAGATCAGGTTGCAACGATTGGTATCAATCCGTTAACAACTTCGCTTGCGCCAAGATCATTGGGATGGATCGTGTCGGCAAGCCTGTCCGCCGAGTTAGTCATAATCGACAGACCATTCACGTAGGTCACATTTGCTCCACCGGCTGCCGTTACGGCCGACTGCACAGAAGTTCTATACTGAGCCAATGTGATTGTGTTGGTGTTCGGAGAGTAGAGCGGGCTGACTACATAAATCTTTGCGGATGGCAGAGCCGATTCAGCATTATTGATCCACCCCTCTACCGCGGCCTGAAACGTGGCCAAAGCCGTCTGCGCCACAAAGTTATTGTAGCCGATCATATAGACGACCCGATCCGCGCCACTGCCAGCTAGTGCCGTCGCTTGGGAAGCGACGGCAGTATTCGAGCCATTCGCCTCGTTCAGCAAGCGGCGGCCCTTGGCTACAGCAAGCTTATACGCCCATGTATCAGTTGTCTTGGTTGCGGCAAAACCATGGGTGATGCTGTCACCCTGCAGCGCCAAGATCGCTGATGGCCTCGCCGCTGGAGTCTCAAAATTGGCTCCGCTATTCACCTCGATCGAGAGAAGGTCCACACCATCGCCGTATGGCCATATGAGCTCCACGGTGCGCATGGTGGCGCTCGGTAGGTTGAGCGTGTAGACCACTGTCGCCACCGCAGTCTCGCCGTTCGGGTTGGTGAATGTTCCCGAAACGGCGCCATCAACAAGCACGACCGCAGTGAAATTGCGAGCACCAAGACGTGTCACAAGCCCGTTATAATAGACGGTCCAAGTGATTGCCGTGGCATCCGTCCTAATGCGCGCGCGTGAACCTGGCGAGCAGTTCTGATAGTTGTTTCCGTCGCTTATAGGACGCAAAAAGCGCAGTTTTGTTGGACTGCGCTCCGTTATGGTGGCGTAATCGGAAACATCAATCCGCGCATCATCTGGCGTCAAAAATGTCGGCGACGGAACGTATGGCAGATCCGGAGATGGACTGCGAAGACCGGGCGTTGGTAAAACTAGAGTTGCTAAGCTTACCATTGCGGCATCTCTACGAGTTTGAACTGTGGCGCGCCTATTGTGGTGGCGCGCATGCCGACTGAGGTACCTCCAGAGGACGTTGCCGACGGCGTCAGGACTGTGCCGGCAGAAAATGCGGCCGCATGCCTAGGATGCAGAACCTCGTTGGTGCCGGCGACCCTGCTGAAGTAACGATTAAGGGCCGAATCGACGTGAGCAGTCGCATAGAGGCTTGTTGGTGCCACAGACCAAGCGAAAGAGACATCGAGTTCAAGCGTGTAGAAACCCTGCCTTGGAATAACGATCTGACCAGAGCCATTGATCGCATGTTCGGCTCCGACCTGCATCGTCCCGCCAAGGGTGGTTTGCCAGCCAGTCAGATTGAGCGCAACGCCGCTAGTCATGCCGAGATCGGGGCCCGGTGCCGTGGCATACAATGTGCAGGGGATGCAGCGGCCGCCGATGATTTCCCATTCCGTGGCCCGGGCGATGAGTGTCATATTTTCGCCGGCCCAGAGGAAAAGGCCGCCGGCTGCAAACTTGCCGATCGGGTTCGTGGTGTAGGCAACTGCCAGCTTCCCGCGAGAGCTGTCGTTGACGCCGATGTCTAGCACGCGGCCAACATACAACGATGGATCCGGAAGTGTCACGGTGTAAGTCGTGCCGATGGGGACGGTCCAGCGGTGCGCCAGATCGAGATCGCCAGAGACCAATGACGCGTTGCTTGATCGCTGCACCGCGTTGGCGTAATCGATCGTAGTGCCTGGCAATGGCAAGCCCTGCCACCAAGCGCCATCGGCAGACTGGAAACGATCCCCAGAGCCCGGGTTCGTCGCGAAGCGCTTGTAGAAACGCGGCTGCGGCGAGAACGAGGCAATAGCGATGTAGCTCGCCGTGGAGTTAATCGTGGCTCCCTGCGCTGTAGCCACGTCCGGATAGACACGGAACATCAGCGCAGAAGCTGCGGATTCGGCCGCCGCCTGCGCCGCCTCGGCGGCCGCGACAATCGCAGAAGATACTTGGTCGGTGACAATCCGGAAGGTCGACCCAATCTGCCGGCCAATGACCAACATATTGGCGACCACACCACCGGGCGCGATGTCGCTACCGGAATTGGATTTTATGTCGAGCGCAGTCCCGCCATTGAAGCTAACCGTCATTGCGCCGGTGTTGGCGACAGTGAAGTTGAGCAGGACTAGCGAGGAATCGACAACGGGGATGGTGGTTGTCGCCTGAATGGCGTTTGCCGTGCCGGCCCCGGTATTGCTGGCTTCGATGAAAGAGTACGGCAAGTCAGCGACGCGTGTCCAAGATCCGGTCCCGGTCGCGCCATTCTTTCGATAGATGCCGTTGTAGGCTACTGTCGCATCCTGAATGACCCACGCCGCGTCGTTGGCATCATGCGCAAGGTCGGCAAACAAAAGGGCTCTGGTGGTGTAAATGGAACCGCCAGAGGTGCCAATCGCCGTGATGAACGACTCAAGCCAAGCGCCCCAGGCTCGAGCTTCAGACTTCTTCGGCTGCTTGTTGCCAGATGATGGAACGCCGGGAACGTTGAAATCGCCCCAGACGACTGAAGCAGTTGGTGCGGCCATGTTTAGCCCCTTATCATGTAACGGTGAATGACCCGGTCGCCTGCGGTGTAGCCGCGATGCCAGAGGCGTTGATGGCCTCAATGAAACCGTATTTCGTCCCTGCCGAAAGGCCGGTTACGAGGCGTCCGTCCGCGATGTTTGGCGGCCCGTATTCCGTGGCAACGAGTGTTGCACCGGTCATTGAGTTCGTGGTGTTGATGTAGATCCGTGCCGCTGCATAGTTGGCGCTGTTTGGCGCTGTCCATGAGAAACTCGCCTGGCCGGCCGCCGGGGTTGTTACACCGACTCCCGAAACAGGAGACGGAGGCGTTGGATCAGCTGTCGCTGTACGTGTTTCGTAATCCGTCCACTCCGATGAGGCGCCAGCGCTCCACGCTCTGAGGCGGAAACGATATTGAACGCCATCGGCCAAGTACCCGGATCGAACTTGATCTTCCTCAGGCGCCGATTGCACTGATGTTGTGCCAGTCGAGCCTGTAACCCTTTCCCACTCAAACTCGTAGGTGAGGTTGTCGGAAACGTGCAGCCAAGATGCCAGCGCGTAAGCCGCGCTTGAGCCACCTGCAACCACTTCATTCTGGACGACGACGCCAAAGTTTACCGGCACAGGGACGTTACCTGGCGGAATAACCACAACCGATGACCCAGGTGCGCCCTCTTCCGTGGCAGGATTGAAGTCGTAGAGAGTCGGCGGAACGATGATTCCGCTAACCGTGATCGTCATTTCCCGCAGCGAAATTACCGGCTTGTCGGTGATTTCCAAGACCGCGTCAGCGAGCTTAGGCCCATACTGCACGCGAATGAACCGGTGATAAGACGGATCGTTCTCGATATCGTAGTGTGCGGTAATCGACACCCGAGCGCCATTGCGGCGCAGGTATGCGATCTTCTGAAGTCGCTGTATGTGGTTGTGAGACTGCACAGCCACGTTGTCGACTGTCACTGTGCGTTGCGTGTCCTCACCGACGTATGGATTGCCATAAATTGCGGCGTCGTTTGTGTTGTAGAGGTCGGCTGGATCGGTGTATCTGCCTCGAACCGCTAGCACTGAGGTGGCCGGATCAACGTTCGCATTCAGGCTGAATGCAATTATCTCATTTTCCGTGAGCGTGATCGTGGGCTCGACATATCGCCCGGCGTGCACTCCAACCGTACCGTCAGCGCGCTCGTAAACGACTAGCTCTCCCGCCTGATCAAGAGTTCTTCCGACGTCGATGGGGTTGCTGTCGGCGCGAAACCACATGCCGCCTATGTAGCGGTACTCGACGCCTCCGCTTCGGTTTAGAACCTGCTCTTCGCAGACATTGGCGGCTGATATCCAGTCAGGTAGGTACATGTCATCGAGCGACATCTTGCCGCCGTATGGGCTGGTCAGATGCCAAAGCCGCATCAGCGCGATGTTTCTGCTGAATTGCGATATACCAATGCGAGGATCGTATAACGCCATGCCGGCGACCACGGCAGAGTGTTCCGGCATCTGATTTGGGTAAACAGTGAGGTATTTCTCCGATGCCGCCGTATCGCACGTGATGGAGACCGATGCGAGACCGTCGCCGCGGTAACGAGAATCCCAGACATCTGGGAAAGCAGCCATAACTCGCGGGTATGCGGTCTCTGCCGCATCGCCGAGTCTGGTGTTGATGGTGATGTAGGGTCTGCCCTTATAGTTGAAGTGTGCTGGCGAGGTTACGATATCGCCAGTGACATCAACCTGTTCATCGTGAAGATAATGCTGAAGAAAGCTCGTTATCCGGTGGCCAGCGGTCACAATGATGTGGTAGGCGACGCCGTCTCTTTCCTCTAGAAAAACATAGTCTCCCGCCTTTTTAACGTATCCAAGCACGATCGAAAGCGGAGGCACTGTCTGCTTCAGGTTGTATGTGCCATCCTCTGGTTTCGGCACTGATGGCTTTGGCGCCAGAGCGCGTGAAAGAAGGGTCGCGCCAGCGGCTAGGCCTCCATAAAGCAGTGCCGCGGTGCCGAGATATAACGCGTTGGCGGCAGCTACTGTCGTGGCCGCTGACGAAACGATCAGCGGAATAAGCTCAAGACCACTCATGAAAATTCCTAAATGGACCAAATGGCCAAAGGCCGCGCAGCCATACATCCGATGCGGTTGGTGAAACGCACGAGCCATCGGCGGCCGTCAAAGATGGCTCCGAACTGCCGATCCAGATTGCTTGGCGAGCCGATGACGCCAACGGCGCCACATACAGGCACCGCCAGAGCGCGAGCATTGATGCGTGCCGCCGCCGCCTCCATCAGCGGCACGCAGCCGCCAGCGGCCCTGACAATGGCCAAATACTCGCCCTCACTGGCGAACGCTCCCCTCCATCGCTCCACCGGGTCTCGGTGACCCAACCAGATCGCCCATGCGGCGGGGAACAGCATGCAGTTCAGTGTCGCAGGATCCCACGCCTTCCGCTCTTGGGCAGCCAGGAATGCGGCGAGCGTCTCTGGCAGCCCTGTCGCTACCAGTTCGGCCATCTGATCGTTTTGTCCTTCAGGCCGGGAATGCGCTCGCAGAATCGATCATCAGGCGCAGATGGATTGAGGATTTTTGCCCGAGCGCGCTGATCGACATCAGAAAGCACGGCGCCGCTCGTTACCGACATGAGCGTGAACCGATTGGCGACATCGATCTGAATCGTGGATCTGACGCCGGTCGCATCCGCCTGATCAATGAACGTCAGATTGGACACGCGGCCAGTGAACTTGACAACCGGGTCACCAATCGGTTGGTCGTAGTCGTCCAGCGCCTGAAGCATGATGCGAAATCGAGAGCCGACGATATTGCCGGCTTGATAATCTAACCAGACGCCGTCACTTGTCTGTCGATCGATGCCAGAGACAATGATCGACATCGTGACAGCCTCAGCGTTGATTGCCGCCTCGATTTGCTGAATGGCATCTTCGGTCAGCGTACATGCCCGGTAGATGTTGCCATCTCCATCGACGAACGCGCCACCGGATCCATCCCACCAACGCAAGGTGCCGGACGGCAGATCTACCTGCGCCAGGATGCGAATGCTCTTCAATGTGATGGCTCCAAAAATCAGATCAGGCCGAGAGCGAGATCGTTCCAGTAGTCCGTGGCCTCAACGAAGGTGATATTCGGGCGAGTGCCCTTGGCCACCGCATCCTGGGTGATGTCCATGCCTCGATCGTCAGCCAACCTGCAAAGGCAAGTCGGAGCATCAAATTCCAACTCTGCCCCAGGCGGGATGATTTCGCGCACTGATGTTGACAGCGGAACAGTCCAGATATCGCCATCTATTTCGATGGCCCCACCAGTCTCATAGAGGGCGTGATTGTACGAGAAACGTACACCGGCCAGATCTGCCGCCGCTTTGACAATTCGCAGCTTTATGATTGTTGAGCCGATCGGCGTAAGCGTATCAGCAACAACGGAAATGGCACCTTGCTGCCATTCCGATCCATCGTCGAAGGGCGTCCCATCGTCATTCAACTCAGAAACGCGAGGTTCGAAAGAACCCGAAACATACGGAGCCGACAAAGACGACGGGACGCGCACGGCTATCAGGCCGGTCTTTCCACCCAGGTGGGTTCGAATGGCGTTCCACGCCCGCCATTGGTCGCGATGCTTTGCCTGCATCACGATGCCGTTGTATTCGATAGACCAATAGCCTCGGTCGGTTCGTGTGCTTCGCTCAACGCCGCCTATCGACCTGCCGCCAGAGCGCGAGAACGGCACTAAGCTAGGACTAACCTGCGTTGGGCGCAGCAGGCAGGACGGCCACTCAATGATGTCAGCCATTGCGGTAATCCCTGCCTGCTGTGTTGTTCTGGTAGTTCGCCATTGCCGACGGCGCAGATTTGTTAGCGGCACTCAAGATGCGCGGGCTGGCCGCTGTCACCGTGTCCTGGCTCACGCTCTTCACGTAGGCGCGCAGGCCGCCGGTGTCGTCGACGGAGACGCCGACATGGATCTGCGTCTTGCCGCCTCCGCTCGTCTTCGTGCCTCGAGGCAACACGACCTCGCCGCGCTGAAGGATGGCCGGAACCTCGCCAGGCTGAAGGCCGGCAACGCCACCGGTGTGATAGCGCTTCGCGCCGGCAAAGGTCGATGGCGACACACTGCGGCCGTGGCCGTAGCCATCCGAACCGGCGACGCCGCCAGAGTGAAGGATGCCAGGAATGATCATCCCGCCGAGGAGGCCGCCACCGCCGCCGCCAAAAAGACCGCCGGCGCCGCCAGTGCCAAAGATGGCGTTGAGCGAAACATCGATCAGTTTGTCGACGACCTTATCGAGTGCGCCGGCGAGCGCTTCCGCAGCAGACTTGCCGCTGCGCAGGTCGCTGATGAACCCGCCAACGACATCGCGGCCGAGATCGCGGAACTCTTCGGCCGACTTCTTCAACCGCTCCTGCGATACCTTGAGGCCTTCGCTGGCCGACGACGCTTTTGCGTAGTTGGTGGCCAGTGTGTCGATGCTGGCCGCAAGCTCCGGCGTGACCGTGACGCCTGCCTGTTGAGCCTCGGAAAGAAGCTGCTGCTGTATCTTCGCCTTTTCGACCGCGAAACCGTAGTCGTTTATCAGCGGGTTCAGCTTGGCCTGCGCCGCATATTCGGCATTCAGGACGTCAATGCGCTTTTGGATTTCGGAGACGTCGCCCTGGAAGATCTGATCAGGCGTTTTCTTGTCGCCGAGGCCTGCGTCGTTCATCGAGACGCCAGTGCCGGACAGATAGGATTCCGCCTCTTGCTTGCGCCGCCCGGGGTTCGAGCTCAGCGCCGCAATGGCCTTGGCCACCTTCTCCGGGCCGCCGCCATCCTGGATGGCCTTGACGACTGCGTCAGGCAGAGACCCATAATTATAGGCGATCGATGTCAGTGCTGCCTGCTGGGCCTCGGAAAGGCTCTTCCAGGTGTCAATTCCGATCGCCTTTTGAATGCCGTCCTGAAACTCCATGATGCGGCGAGACAAATCGCGCTGCGCATCGTCGAGCGTGACGACGGTATCCTTGGTGACCTTCTCGACGGATCCGTTGGCCCTAGTCGCCGTGTCACTACCGAAGCCGACACGGAAAGCGTTGGTATCCCACTTGGCATTGGTGATGAAGCCCTCGAAAGAGCGGATCAGTTTTGCCGCAGCCGACTTGCCGACCTCATCCAACTGCGCATCGTTGATGTCGGAGTTGTGTGCCTCTTCGCTGTTCTGGAATCTGCCGTCTCCGGAATACACCGGAGGAATTGTGCCCAGCGGGGATTTGTTGATCTGGGCCTGAAGGCTATTCAGATTTTTGGCATACTCGCCGACTTGCGTGAGCGCCTGCCCCATTGCCGGGATCAGTTCAGTTCGGATCTTGCCGGCGACTGTCGAGATCGCATCGCCGCCGCTTGCCCCGAGTCCGAGCGCTTCTGCGGTGAGCCCGGCGATCGCGGCCTTCGCCTGCTCACCGGTCAGGTGGACCGTCTTCAGGCGCTTTTGCGTCTCCTCGATCGCATCCTGGAGAGGGATAGACTCTTGCGCGGCAAGACGAAGCTGTTTAGCCAGCTCCTTGATGTTCTCAGGTGCGCCTTTCTGATTTTCGACTTCAGCGAGCGCCAGCGCAACGCCCCTAAAGTCCGGCACGTCTTTATTCAGCAACTGGATGGCATTGGTAACATCGGACAGCGCCTTGGTGCCACGTGTGTTGCTTAGCCCACGAAGGCCTTCAACGATATCGTTTTTGAGGACGTCGCCAGATTTATCAATTGCCTTCTGCAGGCTGCCGAACTCGTCCTTCAGCTTTTGCAGCTGAATTTTCTGCACCGAAGCCGAATAAGTCTCGACGCTCTGCTTGGCGACGCCCCACGCCTTGTCGAACGACTGAATCAGCTCGGCGTGCGCCTTGAGCAGCTTCTCAGCGTCTGGAACGTCAGATTTCAACGTCGAGAAGTATTGTACCGCCGCGCCGGCGAGACCGATAAGCGCAAAAGACGCCAGCGAAATCGGGTTGACCATAGAAGCGAAGGCGCCGCCAAGCGTTTTGACAACGCTGCCGAGGCCGCCACCGGTCGAATTCAGCGCCTGTGCGACCTGGCTGCCCTGCTGCATCATCACCTGAAAAGGAGATGCGCCGCCTGATAGCGATGTGGCGATATCGTTCAGCTGAAACGACAGGTTCTGCACCGCCGCGCGCTGTCTGCCGAGGGACTTTTCAGCGTCTCCAGCGCTTTTATTGAAGCCCTTGCCGACGTTGTCGTTTGCCTTGTTGAACCTCGTCTCGATATCGGTAGCCGTCTGGCCGGCCCGCTTTGCGATCGCGGCGAGCTGCTTTTCTGACTGCTTCTGCGTGAATTCGATGGAGACCAGCAGCCGCGCCAGATCTTCCGTGGTTGCCGCCATCCGTTAAAATCCTTCAATGCCGAGATTGGCCAGTTGCTCGTCGCCCATCGCCGGAGGCGGGGTTTCTTCGCTCTGGTGCGCCCTGCGGTAGCCCTCGGTGCACGCCGCGAATTCCCACAGCGTGCAGTCGTCGACCTCGCGTGGGGAAAAGCCGATAACGGCGCCGGCGGCGTAATATGACGACCATTTGGTTTTGCCGTTTGGCAGCGGGTTAGGGTCGGTCTTGCCTTCCCCTGCCCCGCTTCCTACTCCCCCGGCTCACCACTTGGCTGGTCGTCCGTCTCCCACATGATAAATCTGCGCAGGATGTCGGCGGCCGGAACTGCTAGTGCATAAGGGCTGGCGATGTCGAGCGCCGAATCAAGAACTTTCTGGGCGTCACGCTCCTGCATGCCGCCGCCGATGAGCCCAAGCCGGATTGGCTGAATGACATCATCGATCTTGAACTGCGAAGACAGCAACCGCATCAGGACAACCGCGCAGCCGGCGTCGCTGCGCTGCTCGATCGCGCGCAGCTCGCCGATGCCAAGGCGGAAGGAATGCTCCCCTCCCGCCCATACAATCTGCTCGGCGCCGCGCATCAGGGCTTAGCCGTGCGAGTCGGGATGCCGTCGAATTCGATCGACAGTTCGGCCGTGACTTTCGTGCCCCGCTCCGCCTGATTGTTGATCGAGACGAGATAGGCATTGCCGGTCTCATATTCTGTATCGCCGACGGCGACATTGACGTGATGAATGCGGATGCTCTTGGTCTGGCCGGATTCCCACCAGTCGAGAAGAACCTCGTGGCTCTGCGATGCCCAGACGCCGGATGCCGAGATCGTCGCCTCAGACGACTGAACGGCACGCTCAACGGCGGCCGGCAGCGATTCGTCATCGCAATCCGGAACTTCGGAAGTCGACATGTTGTGCTGGCGATTGATGCCGCGCGACGTCAGGCCGCAAATGCGGGAATAAACGCCTGAGCCGTTGGTGACCTCGACCTCGAGGACCATCTGATGAAAATTAGCTGTAGTCGCTCTCAACTGGGTGACCTTCCATAAAAAAGGCCACCTTTGTTGGCGGCCGTAAGGGTGTTTGGATTTGGATGGCGATCAAATCAGATGTGTTCTGTTGTCGCTCTTTTTGAGGTTGTCTTCCGCCCATAGTGGTCGAAGATTGGTGATAGCCCAGCACGCTTTAAAGTCGGGGCAATCAGGTGTGTCATAAGTGAACATTGATCTCGGCAAGATATGGTCGACATGCCACGCCCCCATGTTCTCCCACGACATACCCGGAAGAAACTGACGCTCTAGGTGTGCGTAAAGTTTATCTACCGAGTATCCGACAAGAGACTCCCAAGTGCGCCCGTTTTTGTTGTATAAACCACTGCGAACTAACTGACTGATCCGATAGTCTAACCGGACTCTTGGATCTTTGCGTTTTTTCGCTGAGTATTCTCGGCCATAGTTTCTTCGCCACTCCTGATACGACAGACTCTCGTCTCTACGCTTTGCCGCCTCAGCCTTCATCTTGGCGTAGCGCTCAGGATTGTCTAGCTTCCACCGTTCGCCTTTGATTTTGTCAGCTATCTTGCGGCACTCGGCACAATATAATTGTCCGCGTCCCTTTATAATCATTGGCTCACAGCATATTCCGCAAGGAACTACTGATCCAACCACCCTGGCCCCGGCGGCTTCGCGCTTCACCTTAAGACGATCAAGGCGCGCGGCGTCCTTGCAGTCGTAAGAACAATATACGCTATTTCCGCTCTTCCTCTTGGGGAAGTCAACGCCGCACTTTGCGCAAGTCCTCAATTCATCCATCGAAACACCTCAATATCGCGAAGATATCTAGGTTTTTTCTACAAATTTGTCAAGATTTCGCTTAGGCGGCTTTGCCTTCGTCGCGCGCCCGGTAGAGATGGCATGCTCGACGAAGTCGTGCGGAAAGTTCTGAGGCTCTGGTTTTGGCCTGGCATGGAAGCCAAAGCGACTGCGCGGCCGGCTCCAGTGCACCTCTCGGTGAAACACTGCCCATGCCATCACTCCGGCTCCTCGATGCTGGCCGTGACACTCACGAGACCATGCGTTGTGAGGCCGTCGGAATCTGTGAAGACACGGCTGAATTCCACGCGTATCTCGGCAAGCGCGTTGTCGGCGAGCGACAACTCCTGCAGATGCAATGCTTTCGTGACGAGGTGAACAAGCCGCTTGGCCTCTACCTGCCCGACCGCCATACTCCAGATATCGACCTGAAGCGTATTCAGCCCGCTTATGACGCAGTCGGCGCCGTCCTCGACCGTATCGGATGGGCCAAAGCTGATATACGCGGTCTTCGTTTTGTACGGATCGGCCGGCACACGGTCGTAGACCCCGCCGACCAGCGCAGCGATGTCGGCATTGAGCCTTAGTGTGTCATAGACAAGCTTCTGTAGTTCAGCCTGCGGTGCTTCAGCCATCAATCAGCCTCTGCCGCGGTCGGCGGCCCTTGTAGCCTCATCGCCGCGCGCGTTTGGCGCTTGATGCGGTCCTGGATGCGCTTTCTCAGCGATCGGTATGATGGAAAGAAGAATGGCTGCGCGTGCGCGCCAGGGTGACCGTTGGTCGCGCCTTTGTGGCTTTTATTGCCGCCGCCCTTGGCGACATTGTGCGGCGCGGTGCCGAACTCAACCCAGGCGGCGTAATAGGCCTTCTCGCTACCTGCATAGACAGTGATGCGAAGTCCGCGCTCATTCGGATCGCTCTGCGCAATCACCTTCGAACCCTTCGGGGCATTGCCCCAAGTCCATCCGATGCTGTCACGCAGGTCACCGCTGTCTTTCGGAACCAGACGCTTCATCATCGCGACGAGCTCGTCAGCGCCCTTCTCCATCGCGCCGCGAGCCGCTAGCTCGATGCGCTTTGGAATGAGTGCAACCTTCTTATTCAGATCGCCAATGCCTTGGACCATGCATGCTCCGTCGTCGCCTTACGCGACGACGCCGCGCTCGCAAAGAAAGTCGATCCACTTGTTGTCGGGCGATGCAGTCACGTCATGGATCGCGAATTCGGCGCCAGATCTCATGTCTGTGATGCGCCACCCGGCTGTTACGCGCCGTGTTGCCGCGCTCGCGCGAGCGCGAATGACCTGTGGATGGCGGTTTTCCAGTCGAGCAGCGATAACGCTCTCGCCGCCGCGCAGATGCATGTATTCTGCTGCATCCTGAAACTGCTCGACCCATCCAGCCACGGTGTTGCCGTAGCCGTCATCCTGCTCATTGCGAACGGCAAAAGAGACGCGCTCTCTTAGCGCGCCGGCCGCCATTACGGGCTAGCTACGCCAGAATACTGGAAGTCGACGTTCAGAACCGACGTCGAAGACGCCAGACCGACGATCGTGTAGTAGTCGCCGCCGGTGATATCGGCCAGCGGACACAACTTGCCAGGGGTATCAGACAGATACAAAGTTTGGCCGGCGGTGAATACGGCGCCAAGCGTTACCGGGCCGCCGGTCTGGACGACGACCGGCTGATTTGCTGCGGCGCTGTTGAGCGCTACGCCGATGTTGCCGGTCTGGCCGCGAGCTTCGGCCGACGCGGCGTCGCTGTCTGCGAGCTGCCATTTGCCGGTCGTTGCGGTGTCGAGATATACGATGTCACCAGCTGCAATTGCCGCGCCGGCAGTGCCGGTTTTGGTCGTCGCGCCAGCGCCAGCCACGACGTTCGCCGCGGTGATTACGAGATCTGCCATAGGTGGCTCCTATTCGAGAAAGAATAGGCGCGCCTTACGACGCGCCACCGATGTTATGCCTGCGGCGGGTTGGCCGTCGGGCCAGAAGCCGGATAGCCGAGAACCGCAACGCCGGACAGGAACAGGTTGCCGGTGTTGTTGGCAGGAGTGACGGTGACCTGAATGTACCGCTTCGTGCCGATGTAGCCGATCTTGCGAGCCTTGGAGTCGGTGTTGAAGTCGAAGCCGGCCTGGGCAAGCGTGCCGACAAGCTGGCTAGCGGCGACGGCATTCGAGCCGGACATGTTCGACGCATCGGACTCAGCGACTGTGACGGCAAACGTTGCGTCAGCGTCTGTCAGAGTGCCGGTCTGCATGACGATTTCAGCGGCATTGTAGCCGGCCAGATCGATGATAGCGCTGACCTGGGCTGTGTTGTCCGTCACGGCTGCCTTCGGGTCGAAGAGCGGCACGAAGTGGAGGACGTTATGAATTTCACGATTAGGCATGGTTGTTCCTTTCGGTCAGGCGAAGCGGCCGACCCGATATCTTTCAAGAATTGATGATACGCCCATTGGCAGGTCGACTGCCTTTAGGTCGGTGGTGACGGCCTCACGGCGCTCGTAGAAGTGACCGACAAGGAGAAGGATTGCGGCGCGCAGGTCGGGCGGCAATGTTGCGTATCCGCAAACGAAGGTCACCTTCACGGCGCCTGGTTCGCAGTAAATGGTCGGCCATGTCGTATCGCGTGCCGGCCAGATGCGCAAAGGGCTCGAGTCGAGATCATATCTCAGACCGGAGACGGTCGCCGGGCTGCCGGCTGCATCGGTATATGCAACCGATGTTACGGCGGTGACCGGCCCAAGCGGAATGACTATTTCGCAAGGGAAATGATCCAGAGACATGCGCCAAGTCTGCGGCGATAGCGCAATACCGATTCCATTCGGGCCTTCGATCGCAGCGATTGCTGCTGCGATGAATGCCTCAATATCGGCGTTGTCATCATCGTGTAAAACACGCAGATGCCGCTTGGCCTCTTCAAGAGACACAACCGGCGAGGCTGGCGCTACCGTCCTTACCAGTCGCGTCCATTCATTCATTTGCGACGGCCTCGCCGGTCTTGAGCAACCGGCTGCACTGCGGTTTCGACGACAGCGTCTGTTGCGGCAATGTCTGGTGCGAGAGGCAATGTGGCCTGCTCTACGGGCTCGCCGTCGATATCGACGGGATCGCATAACGATTCCCAGCCATTGCCGACCAGGGCCGCGAATTTCTCCTGCTCAACTTCCTCGCCAAAACGGAAAGAGAAATCCGCCCCGACCAAACTTGTATTGACTTTGACGAGCATGCCGCCCTCCATGGTGAATGGGCGCCGCCATTTCTGACGGCGCGCCAATTATTACGGATGCAGCAGGGTCTTGACTGCCGCGGTATCAAGCAGTTCGCCGTCGATGCGCATGAAGCCGATCAGGCCGACCTGGCCGTAGTCGGCATAGCGCTCGACAAGACGCTTCATCGCGAATTCACTGACAACGCGGACGGCATACTTGTTCATCGCGCCGAACAGCACGGACTTGTTGCCGGTGCCGATGTCAGCGATCGCCTGATTGATCGAGTAGCGGTAATCGCTGATGCTCGCAGGGGCGCCGCTCTTCACGTCTGCCGGCTGCCAAATGTAGTTGCCGTTCAGATCCTTGAGCTTGCGCAGCGCTTTCAGCGTGGCATCATTGAACTGCCAACCGACCGACGGATCGGAACGATATGCCGGGTCGACGGAGTGCTCGAGGTTGAACAAGTCGTCGAACGTGATGGCAGACGCGCCAGCCGCAGCAGTGGTGCCGGCAGCGGAAACGATACCGTTCGGCTTGGAGGCGCCGTCGCCGGCCGTCAGGTGCCGGTTGGCAATGCGGCCGATGCGCTCAGACATTGCATCGCGAACGATGCCCTCGACGTCCATGACAGCGTCCTGCAGAAGCTCATCGGAGATGAGGACGACGCCGGAAGTGTACTTGTAGGCATCAAGCGACTTGGTGCCGAAGTTGACTTCGGAAACAGAAACCTGCTGGTTTTCGCCGATCAGTGAGCCTTCGTTGCCCGTGTCGTTCATCGACGGCATCGTAATGGTGGCGCCGGTAGCCGTATTCAGGATGCGGGTAACGCCAGGATCCATCATCGGACCCCAAGCCTTCAGCGACTTAATCAGTTCGGCGAGGAACTGGCCGGGAACGAGATAGCCGCCCTGTGTCTGGTTGCCGACAGACTGGCCGCGCTCTTCAACTGCCTTCAGGATGTTGCGCTGCTCGGCAGAAAGGCTAGACCGGCCGCCGCGGAGGAAGCTGCGGAATGCGTCGGCGTACAGCTCGTCGGCGGTCTTCTCGACCTGGCCGGGCCTTACGGTGCGGGATTCGCCGTTCGGGCGGCGCTCATCGGCGGCGTCAAGATCGCGCTCGCGGGCTTCAAGAGCCTCTTCGCGCTTGATGCGCGCCTCAAGGCGATCATATTCTGCCATTGCGGCGTCATGCGCAGCGTCGATTTCGGCAACGCGTGCCTCAGCAGTGTCGTCCTTGATTTCGTCACGGAGCGAACGAGCTTCGGCGACGAGACGCTGCTGCTTCTCGCGCATTTCAGTGATTTTCATGTGATTTTCCCATAGAAAAGCCAGCGAAAAGCGGGCTCGTTGTGGTGGTGCGTGGTGGGTGACAGCGCTTTGGTCAGCGCATGCTGCGGACCTTAAGTTCAAGGTCCATCTTCAGGCGCGCTCGGTGCGCAGCCTTGCTTACCGGCGCTGCCGCCGGATCTTCAATGACAGGTTCCGGTGCCGGCTCTGGATTGGCCGACCGCCACTCCTCAAGCGAACGAACGCCAATTGTCGTGTCGTCATAGGCAGGAAAAGCAACCGCCGATACCTCGATTAGCTCAAGCGCCTGGATGGTGCGGACAGGAACATCACCGGTCTCGTCCCAGGTTTCCTTGGTGACGCGGAATCCGAAGCTCATGCCGCTAATGTCTTGCCGCTCGACCAGTTCCCAAAGATCGTTCCCGTCAGTGGTGTTTGGTAGGTCGATCTCGACACGCAACCCAGTGCCATCCTCAGCCAGGCGCAGCGTGCCGCTCTTGGTGCGACCGATAACTCGGCCCGGGTCGTGGTCAACGAGCGCGCGAATATCGCCACCGATCGCTGAGGCGAAAGCACCAGGCGCGATCTTCTCTTGGAAGTAGCTTCCAATCATGGCGAGCCGCTCAAAAACCGCGGCATAGCCGACAAGCGTGCGCTTTTCGCTGTCGGCTCTATGCTCGACATCGCCTATGTGGCTGCGCTTTTCGAAATTCTTCATGCGGCCTGCGCCCCGTTTTTCTGATTGTTGTCGTTGGCTGGCTTTGGCGCGTTGACGGTGCTTTGCATTCCAAGCGGCACCGTGGCTCCTTGGATGTGCAGCTTTTCAGCCTCACCACCCTGCGCTGGCCAGTTCTCCATCCCGCGCACCTCATCAGGCGTGTTGATGGCGTTCTGGATCGCAGTTGCATAGCCGTCCATGCGGGTCTTGAAGTCGCCACGCAGCAATCCGTCGACGTTGAACTCGACGAATTTTGACTTGTTGCGAGCGGTGAACAGCTTGAGGTTTAGCTCCTGCTCCCACGCCTTGATCCACTGAGTTAGCGTGTGCTTGACGAAGTGCAGATCCTGCTGCTCCGTGTTTGAAAACGTGCCGTGCGTCAGATCCTGCAGGAACACAGGAGGAATATCGAAAACGCGCGCGATTTCCTCGATCTGAAAGCGGCGAGCCTCTTCCATCTGGGATTTCTGTGGATCAACGCCAACTGGCTTCAGCTCATGCCCTGCAGGCATGATGAGGATGTTTCGGCGCTCCGCGTTGGCGTCTCGGATCGCCTGATTGACGTCTGATGCCGCCCTCGATGCAGCTGCCGGCGACGGCACGGACCCATAAAGCGCCAAAGGCGGCACGCCACCGTTCGCGAAGAACTTCCTGGCGTACTCGTCTAAGGCCAACGCGAGACCAACAGCGCCTTTGAGCTTGCTGATGGGATCCACATGGGTGATGCCGTCTGGCTTAAGCAGGAACGTCAGGTCAATGACTTCGCTCGCTGCGTAGACAACTTCACGCTCGCCATCGCGATAGCGATAGGTCTTACGGCCGTTTTTGCGCTCGATCGTCAGCTTGTCGACGTCAAGCGGCCAGATGTTCATCACTCGGCCAGCCTTGTTTCGCTCGATGAACGAAACACCTCGACCGCGGAGCAGCACGCTGACCATCATGGCCTTACGCCACATAAACGATGTCAGTTCGTCGTTAGGTGCGTCATGGAGGATCCCATATAGTGGATCAGCATCTACCGTCTCCCGGCCCTTCTCTCCTTTTCGGAACACCTGAAGCGGCAGACTTGCGATCGTGCCGGCGATAAAATTGACGGCACACCATACAGCCGGCACCTCTAGCGCCGTCTCATAATTTACCGCAACGCCGGCAACGCTATGCCACTCGCCCATAAGAGTCCGCCAAGCGCCGACGTCCGAAAGCGGGACCGAAGGATTTTCAAGGCTGGCGCGCGTTTCAGCCGCCACCTTCTTGTCAAAAGGCCACATGCATTTCCCTTGCCGCCGTCATGCGACGGCAATCTTGAAGTCTGGATCTTCCCAGGGGCTCGTGACCGGCTTTATCTCGATAAAGCCATCCACCGCGGCACCGACCGCCATCGCCGAAGCCACGGCCGGGTCGATGCGAACCGTGCTTTTTTTCTTCGAGAACCACTGATTGCCCATAAGCGGGTCAGTTTCGATCGCAACGCCCATCAGAGCGCCAAGCAGAACCGGCGACTTTCGAAGTCGCACTCGCTCCTCAAGGATAAGCGCCTCGAGCGCCGCGACGCTGCCAGGCATCCATAAGCCGAGAGGCGGCTCAAGGCCGGCATCTTTCGCCGCCTGCACCTTGTCCTCGTCTGGTTTTGCCCGCTTCTTGCCGCCCTGCGGGTGAGCTACGGTCTTGATGCTGGCGCCGTACTCATCGAGCTCAGTTTCGAACTTATCGAACGCGTAACGGTCGAAAGCCAAAACGCCAATTCCGTGCTCGGAGTTAAGGCGAGCGAATAGAGCAGCAACATGATCATATCGTACACGTGCGCCCTCCGGAGCGTTGATGTATCCCTGGTCCATCCACAGCCGGTAAGGCACGTGGTCGACCTTCGATCGCTCATCCATGGTGTCGCGAGGCGTCCACGCCTCGATCCAGAGATCGAAGGTTGGCAAATCGGCCTCAGATCCGTCCTCACGCTTGACGCGCTTGGTGCCCGTCTCGACGACGAAAGCCGCCGCGGTCAAATCCTTGGCGCCAGACAAGTCGAGGCCGGCGGCCGTGATCTGCTTGCCCTTGTGCTCGGTGTATGGATCGAAGTCGACCATCACCTTTTCGAGGATCGGCCGCGGTATCCATGCCGTGTCGGCTTCCGTCCAGACGCAAAAGTGCAGCCGGAGAATGCCATTCCGCTTGGATGGAATATCCTTCGCCTGGTTGACGACGCCGGCAAGATAATCGTGCTTGAGCGTAACACCGAAGAGCGGATTAGCCTTCTGCCAGCAGGTCGGATCCGTAAACGGATCGTCGTCTTTGTCGAGTGCGCAGACATATGAAAATGTCGTGTCGTCGACGACCTCGCCAACATAGGTGAAATCGTCGTCTGGCGTCTGCGTTCCAGCCGCAACCTTTACGGCGTGCTGGTGTTCGTCCCAGCAAATCGAATTCCGATCGCTGCCTGAGTTCGTAATCATGAACAGCAGTGGCTGGCGGCGAAATTTGAAGCCGCGCTCGAGCATTTCGATGACCTTGCCATCTGGATGCTCGTGGATCTCGTCGCAAAGCGCGATATACGGCCTCGGGCCGGAGTGCGCGCCCTCGCGCGAGATCGGGCGGAAAAATGACCGCTTCTTGAGGTACGACAGGTTCCAGATCGGATTGCCGCCAGATGGCGTCAGCTTCGACTTGAGCGCCGGCGACTGCTCGTACATCGCGACTGCGTCGCGAAACAGAACGAACGCCTGATCCTTGTTCGCAGCTGCGGCGTAGATCTCGGCCGCCGCCTCGCCATCCGATGTCAGGCAATAGTGCCCGATGCCGGCTGCGAGCGGCGACTTGCCGTTGCCTTTGCCTTCTTCGATGTAGGCGCGCCGAAAGCGTCGCAGGATCGCGCCGTCGGATTCAACGCGCTTCCATCCGAAGATGGAGCCGATCTTGAATTGCTGAGAAATGTGCGGGTGGAAAGGCCGGCCTTCGAACTGGCCGCCATTCAACCTCAAAACGGCCGGGAAAAACCGCAGCACTCGGTCAGCAGCCTCGGGATCCCAATGGATGCCGCGTGACGGCCCATTTAGTCGGTCGTCTCGGTGCCGACGGCAGGCGTTCCGAACGTGCGGGCCGGCAATGATTGTGCCACTGATTACGGCTTCCGCATACTCGTCGACCGGGCCAACTGGATACGGCGGGTTGAAGTGCGCCGGAACGCTAGTCGAAGAACTCGTCTGCTGGGTCTTTGCTCTCGCCATCAGGTTTTGCCCCAGCCTTCGAAGCGTCTGCAGGCGTCGCACCCATCTGGCCGTAGCACTGGCGGAGAAGGTTCATGGCTTGCACGCCAACGTCATCGCCCTTCATCATTCTGCCGCGAATGTTTGCGGCAATCGCCAGGTGGCCGCGGTGGCTTGAATTCAGCCAGGGCACCTCAGATGCAATTTCGCGCCATGCCTTTTGCGCGTACTCATTCAGCCAATCAAACGGATCTCCGACGCTATCAGCTACGGTCGGCTCGTTGCGGCCTTCAAATTTTGTTTTCTGCTTGCCTGCGTGGCCAGTGATTTCGGCTTTGGCCTTTGGCGTTCTCGGCCGCGCCATGCGCACCCTCTTGACAAATTTGTGATTTGCGCGTAGTTTCAAACCATCAGCCGTTGAGCAGAGCTCCGGCTAACCGCACCCCCGTCACCCTCAACTTTTCAATCGAAAAAATGCATAGGAATGCCCATCGTCGTTTCCCTGTATGGGCCCGCTGGCAACCTCGATGCACCCCTCCCCATTAGGTGCACTTGCATCTACAGGGGCCAGCCATCGGCGCCGTAGACGACGACAGTCTTGCCGTTGTCCTCAAGCTTCCCTCGAGAGGAGTGACAAGGTTTGCAGGTTGAGAGAAATGGGCCAGACCAGAACAGATCAAGGTCGCCACGATGGGCGACCCGATGGTGCACCTCAGTTGCCGGCTCGACGACCTCTCGCTCCAAGCACCACTCACACAGAGGGTGCATGCTTAGCTGAGCCTGTCGCAGTGCTCGCCACCTGGCCGACTTATATAAGTGCAACCAATCCCTTGATCTATGCTGCATAGGCAAACAAACTCGGCTGCTTTGGCGGCGTATCGCTCTTATCGCGATTGCACTTGCGGCAAGCGCACTGAGTATTCATGTAGCTGTGCGCGCCACCAAGACTGAGTGGCATGATATGGTCCAACTCAGGCGCCCTATCGTCGTATGTGCCGCGTAGTCCTCTTGGCGTCTTCACGCCGCATATGCGGCACTTCCATTTATCTCTCTCGAAAACAATGAGTGGATCGACGTTCTCAACAAGAGCGCCGCGCATCCGGGCGCGCTCTTTCTTCCTGGCCATCCGATGTGAGTTGCGACGGCTGCACTTGTCGGAACAGTAAACAGTTCTCAAGTCACCGTATGAAGTGGCGAACATGTTCCCGCATTCTTTACACGCCTTGGGAGAATGGTCCTATTGTCGTTGGCAGACGCGTACTTCCTCGCTTTGTCGCGCGCATCATCCTTGCGGCATTCATCGGAGCAAAACACAAAAGACTTTTTGTGTGCTGTGAAAACTGAGTCACAGCACCGGCAGCGTTTGCGCAACACGATGAACGACACAGGATTTGTCACAAGTGCGACGTGGCCTAGATTTGCCATTATTGCTGTGCCGCTGCATCGCTTGGAGCAGAACCTTGGCTCTGCCTTGTCCTTCTTAACCTTGCGAAAGGATGTGCCGCATAGCTCGCAAATGCGCTCCGGAGATCTAGCGAGCGCCATTTCTTTTTCACGTGCTGGATTTCGCTTTGTACGATCCATCGCTCTGGCGCACGCCTCGCCGCAGTACTTTCTGGCGGCGTGACCTGTCACCTCGTTCTCGCAAACTAGGCACTTCCTGAAATTATCATTGGCAGCAACAGGGCCGCCGAATAGCGCATCCATCAAGGTCTCGACTCCTTGTCGACCTCATGTTGATAGCGGGTGAGCCGAAGCCCACCCGCAGAACCAGCGCAAGAGGTCGAGAATTGCGCTGATCAGATGAAACCGAAAGCGGCCGCTCAACCAATTAAGGGAGCAGCCGCAGGGATCGCCTGTCGCCGAGGAGGAAGCGCCAGGCAATGAATGCCGCCAAGGTCCGCAACGCGGCGCGTTATGGCAGGCAATAGATGGGGATGGCAACGTGCACCAAGTTGGGGCGTTAAGCGTTGCCGCTGTTGATCCATCCCCGACGACGACTGGTTTACAACGCCAGCCTCGCAGATGATTGCCTTGCCCAAGGGCTTATCCAATCCACCCATGGCGCCTGCTCCTATACGGCAACACAAGCGGTCATTCGGTGGCGTCTGCGCAGGATTGACGCTGGGCTCTGTGGATAGTTACCCGCAGCGTTCAGCGGCTGCAACGAAGTGCAGCATGACGGCGGGGCGGTCGCAACCGCAACTCTTTGGGGAAGTTTCCAACCCTCTCATAAGAGTACGCAGCAACGACGCACGATAATTAAGCCACCCGTAGATTTTTTCTATTACTGACCAACGCGAGGACTTTGGCTATATCGACAAGCGCTTCTTTGCCGGCTTCGATCGCGGATCCCTCACTATGGCCCAATCGAAGACCGATAGATTTCAGCGTGCCGCGCGCTGCCACCTCTTCAATCACGATGGTCGCGTTGCTTCTCGATGCTTGCGGCATATCCCACATGATGGCGCCGCTAGACGAATTTCCCGATGGGCTAGACACTCCGCCAAGGAAGCCAGCGCCATCCGCAACGGCCGTTGGGCACATGGTCACATGAACCGGCGATTCACTGGCCTTGACCGAGCCGTCTACGCCAAGTGAGCGAAGGAGGGCTCTTGCGGCCTCGACGCCGGGCTGTGGGTCATACATAGGCGCCAATGCAGGTTCTGTGGATATCGGCCGGTGATAGTGATCAGCCGCCATCGGGGATGAGACGCTGGCCGTCCTAGACAGGTAAAAGTGCGGAGAACGCGTCTTGTTCTCTTTGCTTTCCGTGCTGCGCGGCCTGTCGGTCGGCTTTAGCTTCTTGCCCTTCTTGGTGGTTCCCCACTCGATGAGGCGCCCACTCAGGAATCGCAAGCTGCCGATAGATACCCTGCGTTCCGTTTCGTATGTTGGTGGCAACGGATTTCCATCATCATCATGGGACGCCTTCATCAGTTCGCCGATCGTGGGGCGAATTTCCTGCCGTGTGGGCTCGACATCAACGAACCAGTTTGCGGGATCGCGAGGCAGTGCCGCGGCGAAAGCCTTAGCAAGATCTGGGCGATTATCCCAAAGCCACCGCAGAGCGGGAAGCGTACCGCGGTAATGTGGTTCTCGCGGCTTGCGCTGCGGATTGTTGTAGTTTGCTGCCTTAGGTGCGGCCGTCTTGAACTCGACAAGCTGCTCCGCCAGCGATCCGTGTCTTGCCATCATTGTCTCCCGCATGTGGTGGTGCAGGATATATAGGCTTTTGCTCGCCAAATGACAAATTTGTCAAACGCCGCAGGCGCGCTTTGTGGCTTGCTGTGTCGTGCGCAGATAGACGCGCAGCCCGTTGATCGTCGACTGCGAGACCTTGGCGCGCTCCGCGTCGTCGAGCGCCTGCCAGGCGTAGGCCTCGATGTAGCGCGACAGCGTGCAGTCGTTGCTGACGATAGCCTGCGCGTTGGCCGGCGCGGCGAGAGCAAGAAGGCTGGCGACGGATGCGATAAGGATGGATTTCATGACTGTCTCCTCTTCGTGGTGAGTGGTTGCGATGGCGCTAATTTAACAAACGCTACAAATTTGTCAAGAAGCTTGGCGCAACTGGCCTCGGCCAGATTGATTATCATTCTCGGCCAGCCAGCCGCGCACGAGCGCCACGGCTTGCCGGGCTGCGTCTTCCGTTGTCACGGCGCGCAGCACCTCGACAGAAAAGCCGAGCCGAGCCAGCGCCGCGTGGCGATCGACCTGGGCCGGTGACAAACGCCCGCGGCCAACCTTGTTTTCGATCATGCGCAGCTTGCCGCCGGTGATATAGATCCGCATGTCGGCCTCGCCTGTCGTCATGCCTGCCGCGATCGCTTCCATCTGGGCACGCGGGCCGCGCTTGGCTGAATTCTGGTCGCCAGCCAGCAGGAACTGCTTGCCGTATTCCGGCATGGTGCGCAGAGCGCGAACCTGGGCCGCCTGCAGTTCCCATTCCTTGGGCTCAGCATCAGTGACTTGGACGCGGGTACCATTCGCCGATGTCGTCGTCACGATGCGAACGCGCTTGCCGTTCAGTCTGGTTGTCTGGGTCGTCCGTTTTGCCATGTGTTCTCCTGCGGTGGTGTGGCTGGTCAATTGCATCGTTACATAAATATATACTCTCCTGAATCACTCATCGTGAAATAAGCAATAAAGGTATATATTTACAACGTTATATTTTAGGCGTATTTCCTTTTGTTTTCAACCGCTTAATCGTTGCGATAGGCCGTACATTTCTTTGCAACGATTGCAACGAAGAGAAATTTGGCTGCAAAAATCCGCTTCGTTGCAAAGAAATGAAACAACGTTATGCAGCCATTTTCTGATCAGCCAGCCGCACCTTGACGCCCTTCCCATCGATCTTGGGCTGCTCGATTTCGCCGGCCAATACGAGGCGCTTTATGGCCTGCTCGACCATGCGGTCATCAGCCTTAGACACGCCTCTTTTTCGCACCAGTTGCGACTGGGGAAGCGACTTGTCCTTGGTCGCCCTAAGCGCCGCAAGGATGGCCTTGCAGAGCTCTTCGAACTGGGATCCAGCCATATATTCCTCAACGCCGCGATTGATGGACGCTAGCGATGCCTGCGCGATCGCATGCCCCCACTCGACGTCATCGATGGAGACCGATGGCTCTGATGGGCATCTGCTGATGGCGCGTATCGTCGCCAACTTAATGGTATGCTCCGCAGTTCGCCCGACAATTCCTTCTGACGCGCCGTTGTCCTCGATCTCGGCAATTTGCCAATCTTCAATGTCCGTCCACCGCTTTTCGGCCTCCGCTGTCTCCCATGGCACGGTGTAGAGAGTTGGACGAGATGTGGCTTGCCTCCACATTGCTTGCGCCAGATCTCCGCCTGGTTTTGGAAAGTCGTCGCGGCATTTCTTTACCGCCGTCAGCAATGAAACTGGCGTCACCAGCACCGGTGGCGCTGAATGCCTCTCTGGCCTCACAGATGGCTCTGTGACAACTAAGCGCGCGACGAAGCCGTCTGTCAGGCTTTCTTCGGTGATACCCTTGTAGAATGTTGTCGGCGTAGACATTCCCATCAGCGAGACAGTCGGCATGAACACCGGTTCAGCCGAACTATCTTTCTCAGGGTCTGCGTGCTCCTTGCCGCTCCACATGCTCGTTGATTTCGAGAATATCTCAAGCAGCACTTTTCGGATTGTTTGCGCCCAACTTGATGATCCGCGCCCATTTACCGATTGCAGGACCACGCCCATTTCGTCCCACGGCATTAGAAACACCGGACGTCTGCGCACCACCTTTTCGATTGCCGAGCCGCTGGTGACTTCGCCAGGTCCGATAAGGAAGTGCATCTGCATATCAACAGCCAGTGTCTGCACGGCCTTCAGCGGGTGCTCCTTACCAAAGCCTGGACCAGCAATGCCTACCATGTACATGTTCAAGCCAGCTCCCGTAGGACCAACGGCTCGTCTGCCAAACAAAACTGACATGAACGATATGGCCGCCATAACGGAGAACTCAGGTACAGGCCTTCGGCCCGTATCATAAGCCCATTGCGCCACCTGTCCCAGTACGCCGCCAGCAGCCTGCGGCGTGAACGGATTGTAGTGTTGGCGGTTTAGATTTGTCGGCGGCTTAGAATGGGAGATTATCGGCGCCGAAGGTTCCGACACATCGATTGCAACCACCTGCTGTTCGGCCTTGTTGTGCTTGCTCAGACCCTTCGCAATCATCTTCGTCAGGTCTGGAATCGGCGTCTCTTGATAATTCAATTTAGCCTTTAGCCAATCGGTAGCGGTTTCTAGACCAGCGGTGAAGGCGAGCATGACAACATCGAGTGCTGTGTGAGTCTCGCCGTTTCCCCAATCGGTAATGCCCTTTGAGCTAAAAGACAGGTTCGGATTGTCTACGCCGCGCCATTCTGCAACAGCTCGATAACGCCCGTCGCCAGTTCTCTTTGTCATCGGCAGGCGGAGGTCCGGAACCCATAGATCAAGATTTACCAGCGCCAAATCGTTGATTTCGCGCCAGATCGTGTCGCCCGCTTCGACTTGCGTATACTCATGCTCGATTGGCGCTACATAGCCAAACGGCGCAAGCGCGGCCTCGATCTTATCGGCGATGTCATCATCGATAATTGGAAGATCATCTGGTGAAAAGTCCTCAAGAGGGTCACCAAGCCATTGATATGGCTCTTCTGTATCTGGGTGAATCGTCGGCGGGCATACGGTCTGCTTACCGTGTGCCAGGAGATCGACAATGCGTTCTTGTTTGCCGAACACCGAGATGCTGAATGCTCGGCTTATAATTTTGTCAGAGCCGCGGTAGAATGCAGAATATCCTTTCTGCCCTCGTTTCTTGACGGGGCTATCAGGCAGGATGGCCGATAAGGCGGAGCGCATCTCCTCATCGTCGGTGTCGATATCGATAACTTTCACGGCATGATCAAGCGCGACACATACGCCAGCGGCGGGCCATTTTTCCCAGAGCTCGACTTCATCATCTGTTGGTAAGCGATCGCAGTATTCGTTCCATCCGGTCAATCCCTGCCAATATCCGCCCACGAATACGCCTGGCCTTTTACTACCAGGTCGGCAGGGGATGGCGTGCCATCCCTGGTCAACAAGTTTTGCGCCCACACGAGCGTACGGAGGAGCAAGATCAATTTTCGGAAGTTTTGTCATGCGGCCACCTTCGGCTGTTTCCACTGAACGATGTTGCCGGCCTTGCGCCAAAGGGCTTCGCTATCGCTAACCATCAACGCATCCATTACATCAAGCCATCCGTGCCTAGCGTTGTCTGGCGGATCAAGAATGACGCCAAGAAGGTCGCGCTTTTCGATGGGGCCAATACCCAACAGAAGAACTTGGTGCTGTGACCAATACCTGAATGCCTTGTCGAACTGCATATCTTGTGAATTGAATTCATCGGTGTCGACTGGTTTTACCTCAACGAGGATATGGCCGATTGATGTGCGCAGCATGAAATCAGGCGCCCAGCCATCAAGATCAAACGGTTCGTAATCCCATTCGATGCCTGCCAAATCGAAAAATGCAGCCCAGCGCGCCTCAAGGCGCGACCGAAACTGCACATTGTTATAGAGTGTGGGTATGGCCTTGATGGTGTAGATCATTGATCCTCCATGCCTGCGGCGACATAGTGTTGTGCTAGTTCAAGCGGCTGCATCCGCGCTCCTATTTCTTGACAAATTTGTAAATTGACAGGCTGTGATTTGTTTGCTAGAACGCTCTCACCAACACCACAGGAGACTGACATGACCTTCGACAACAGCTACAAGCCGAACCGCGAAAACCTCACGCCAGAAATTGCGGCACTTATGGATCGCGCTTTCTACCGCAATCGCGCCAATGGCTTTAACGTCCAGTTCGTCAATGAACGTGGTCAGGCCGATGAGTGGTCGTTCAACTGCCGAGAACGCGCCGAGGCGTTTGCCGCCAATCTTGCTCGCCACGGCACCGAAAGCGTGTTCTCCGCCTAAATTACGCAACCTTTTCATCACGCATCCCGTCGTTGTCGTTGGCAGCGGCGGGTTTTTCGTTTGGCATGAACCGCTGGATGCGCTTGCCGAGCCACGCAAATTTCGGTACAGCCCAGCTGTTGCCGAGTGCTTTGTATCGCGGTCCGTCTGGGCACTGATCTGATGGCTTGCCGCGCCATGGAATGGCGGTATAGCCATCTCGAAAGCCCTGAAGGCGTTCGCATTCGGTGGGGGTTAGGCGTCGGACGGCGGATGTGACCACCACCTGTTGATCTGCGTTGTGGCCGGGAGAGTTAGTCTGACCACCGCCACGGCTGGATCTTGCCGCTACCGTTGCGGATATTTCAGGTGCGTATGCTACCGCCACCAAGCCCTTGTCGTCGCGATAGCCGGAGTGGGCATCTCCGTTGCTGGTCAAAGTGTCGGCTACGCTGGCGCACGCAACAATCGGGGCGCGGCGCCCCGATCCGTCCTCGCTCGCGTCGTGACCCTCTGCGGTCAGCGAATGCGTGACGTTGCCGGTGACGCATTGCGCCACTAGTTGGCTATAGCCATGGTTGGCGTCCTGTCCAGAAGCACCCTGGAGCCTGCCGTAGGATGCATCTAGCGTCGCGGCGACATGGGCAACGAAAGTTTCACTCTCGAAATCGAGCCGCCCATGTGGGCCGCCGTGCGCGTTGACTGCAGTCGCCACATCCAATGGGCCAGACTGGCGATTGCCTACGGAGGCAATCGCCACCAAATTTTCAGAGCCGCCGCCGTTATCACCGCCAGCGGCGCGGTCCGCGCCGCTCACCTCAGCATCGCGGTAACTTCCAATGCTGCTTGCAGAGTATGCGGCAACGTCTTTCCCCGCTTCTCGGCTCGGCGGAGAATACCGGCGCACGCCGTCTTGCTCAAAAAGAACCGCGGCGGGATCTGCCCCGTTTCCAAAATCTGCGACAACGATGACACGACGGCGTCGTTGGGCCACTCCGAAGTATTGAGCGTCGAGGATACGCCACGCGGCACGTCCTTTTGGTCCAGAGACCATACCTGCACTTGGCCACCTTCCTCTTGCCGGCGGCTCGATGGGGGAATCTGCGCCCACAAGTCCGGCGAGGAAGCATCCGAAGGCGTTGTCTTTGGTGCTGAGAACGCCGACGACGTTTTCCCAGACGACATTCCGAAGTCCATTGCGAGCTGCAAGCTCATGGGCCAGCCTCACGAATTCGAGTGAAAGATTGCCGCGCGCGTCGGCAAGCGACTGGCGAAGGCCAGCCACGCTGAATGCCTGGCATGGCGTGCCGCCAGCAAGGATATCTACGCGGCCAAGTGTGTTGACGTTGATCTTGGTAAAGTCTCCCAGGTTCGGCACGTCGGGATAGTGGTGCTTGAGGACAGCAGATGGAAACTTCTCGATCTCCGAGAAGGCAACGGCCAGCCAGCCGAGTGGATGCCAAGCGCAGCTGGCCGCCTCGATGCCGGAGCATACGGACAGAAAGCGGAGGCCGGTGTGGTTGTCATTTGCGTGTTCCATCAAAACGGCGCCTCCGCCAAAGCCGCCCGCAGCCCACGGACACACCCCTCCCACGCGGCCTTCACGAGCATGCGCTGCATCAACTCATCGTAGTGAGCCAGTTCGGTGAGCCCGCCGTTCTCGGCGATCCATTCGCCGACCGCGTCAACGCCGGCGTCTAGCGCCTTGATTTCGAAATCGTCGAGGCGGCGAATTTTCTTGTAATCGTCGATCGCCACAATGCACCTCTTGCACAGATAGCCGGGATCTTGTTTCGGATTCGGGTTGACGCCGAGTGATACGGCCCGCATGCCGCAGCATAAGCATGTCGTGGGGTTGCCGTCGGCGTCGACCGTTGGAGTGAAGCTCATGCGGCACCTACCGCGGCTTTTGCCTCTGCGAGGGTCGGGAAATGACCGGGGATCGCCATTTGACCGACAATTCCAACATAGCCTTTGCGAGTAGAGTACACGGCGCCCCGACAGACCTTGCCGAGAGGCCATTCAAGCTTCGCCGTCTTGTCGAGGTTGCTTTCGTGCTGGCTTATGGGGATTAAGGCCATCATGCTGCCACCTTGGCCGGCCTGTTGTCGTTGGCGGCGGCGAACAGGTCTGCCACCGGCTGATCCTTCGTACCGAGCGCAGCAATGTTCTTCGCGGCCTGGCGGAAGTAGGACGGCTTCAGTTCGAACCCTATCCCGCGCCGGCCCATTTCGACGGCCGAATAGACCTCGCTGCCGATGCCAAGGAACGGCGTGAGAACCGTTTCGCCCGGCAGGCTCCACAGATCTATGCATCGCTCGATGACGTCGAGCTGCAGCGGCGAGATGTGCTGCTCGTCCTGCTCGTCGCGCGCCGAACGATATTGCAGCGTGCGCGTCTGGCGAATGTCGCTCCACACCGGCGAGGCGTAGCGCTGCCATACGAAGACAGATCGCCACTGCTCGAAGCTCCACGGCGTGCGGCCGTCGGCGATTGTCTCCGCGGCGTGCCGATCGTAGGCTTCACGGCTGATGTCGAGGCTCTCGTCGCCGACCCAGCAGTCGAACATGCCGTCGACAGGCTCCAGATTTTCGCCTGGCTTGCGGAAGGAGACGATGTAGTCGGCCAGCCCCTGCCCGCTTATGCAGCTGTCCTTCGTGATCTGCTTGTGCAGCAGGCGGATGGACTTCGTGCGCTGCTGAGCGACGACGGGATCCTTCCAGATGCAAACTTCGGAGTGGAAGATCCAGCCGGCGTCCTCATAGGCGCGAATGATCTCGCCGCGGAAGTCGCGCATGCCGATGAAGCCGTTGCGTCTCTTGCTCGTCGGCAGCTGCATGCAGTGGACGCTGTGGATGCGGCCCGGCTTCGTCACGCGCAGCAGCTCCTGGATAAGGAAGGCGTAGTGCTCCCAGAAGGCGCCGCCCTCGTTGTTGCTAATGTCGCGGTCGAAGCTCGAGAACTTGTAGAGTCCCTCGAACGGAGGCGAATGGATGCCGAAGTGCACGCTGTCGCCTGGAACGGCGCGGATAAGTTCGCACGAATCGCCCTCGTAGATGGCATAGTTGTCGGTGACTACCTGGTTCACGGCGTTGATGCCGGCGGTCACGGTGTTGGTCATGGTGTCTCCTCAAAAATCGTGTTGACACTGTGCCATTGGCACGGTATAAAGGTGGCATAGGAACAAGAGGACAATGCAATGGTAACGACCCACTACATGCCGCTCCGTATGAGGATGGTTTGGGAAGTGCTTGAAGCCGCTAAGGATGTCGGCGACGAGTTCGTTATTGCGGCATGCCGCCGATGCATCGTCGCGGATCGCCTTGGCTGGAAAAAGCACTACGACGGCCATTCTCTGGAAATCGTCAAAGCTTTCGCACAGTGACGCCTGACGACCTCAAGGCGTGGCGTCAGAAACACGGCTTGACCCAATCTGATGCTGCCCGCGCTCTTGGCCTAACCCTGACGAAGGACGGCACGACATCTGATGCCGTCCGTCACTATGAACGGGGGAGCCGCGCCATTCCCGAAACCGTTGCTCGCCTTTGCCGCTATGTTGACCGCTATGGCGTACTCGACTGATCATGCGGCACCTCCTAGCCATGTTGGGATCTGCATTGGGATTTTCGGGTCGTAGCTGGCCTTCTCGCGGGCCTGCGCGTTGATTGCCTGCTTGGTGATGTTTGCGGTGTGGAGTACCATCGCCGCCGCCATGCGGTCGGCGTCCGCTTCCTTGCGCTTGAGGTTTGCCACGACAGCACCCTCAGTCTCGGCCGCGATGAAGTGTGCCGTGACCTCGTTCTGCTGGCCGAACCGCCAACACCTGCGGATGGCTTGGTAAACCTGTTCGAATGAATCGTTCAGGCCAACGAAAACCATTTGATGGCAGTGCTGGAAATTGAGGCCGAAGCCCATGATGGAGGGCTTGCTAATCATTATTGGCCTGTCGCCACGCAACCACGCCAGAATGCCGGCTTCTTTCTGGTCTTCCGTCATAGACCCGCGCACCGATATGCATTGGCCGGCGAAGGCTTTTTCCAAAGCCTCCTGCTCTGAGTTAAGCTGGCACCAGATTAGCCACGGTTCACTGACGGCTCTCGAGTAGGTATTCGATTGCTCGATCGAGCCTACTGACGCTGTCTTTGAATTTTCCCAGTCCGATGTTGCAGGAACTGCAGAGGATGCCTCGAACTGCGCCGGTGTCATGGCAGTGGTCGACGTGTAGTCGGTGCCCTCGGCTGTCTGCATTGCGCTCTCCGCAAATTGCGCATCCGCCACCCTGCTTTGCGAGCAACGTGTCGTATTCTTCGGATCCGATACCGAACTGCGTGCGCAGTCGTCCGTCTCGCTTAGCAAGTGGATCTCGCTTTCTGGAAGCTGCTTTGGCGTTTTCGCGGAATTCGAGGTCGGAAGCGTACCGCTCCCGTCGGCGTTCGTTGACGGCTTCCTGCTGCTCAGGAGTTCGCTTGAACTTCTCCGGCTTTTGCTCGCGATAGTCCCGCATGTATTTCGCTCGTTTTTCTGGCTCCGATCCGTTTCCCTGAGCGTTTCTCTTTGCTCGATATTCTGGATCGTCCTTAGCTCGCTGTTTGCGCCGCTCTGCGTATTCAGGCTTCCACATGCTGCCAGTTCATCCCCATTGTTGCCAATAACGATATAAGCCGCAGCCTCAATCCTTTCAAGCACACTATCCCGGCGCGCCTTGATGCGCTCCTGCAACGTCGACGCGCGGCCGCCCACCAGATCGGCAGTGTCAACCGGCATTGTCACCGTATGGTGAATTTGATGCAGCGCCGGCAGCTGGTAGGCGCCATCGTCATATCCGAGATCAGACGGCTTGCGCAGCATGACGGCCCATGACGCCATCCACCGCCAGAAGTCGTTTTCGGCATGACCTTTCAGCCGCCACTTCTGCGTCTCGCCGCCATCATGCGTGAAGAACGTGGCGAGCATATCCGAATAGGACATGATGCCGAGGAATTCGGCATGGTTGCCGAGTTCCATGAAGTCGTTCGGCGCCGGCGTTGCGGTTGCTGCCAGCCGGAACGGGATGCCGTGGCAGGCTTCGACAAGTTCATTGCGATAGTGGCCGGATTCGGACTTGAGAATGCTGCTCTCGTCGAGGATTACGCCGGCGAACCGATCGAGGTTAAAATGCTCGATCTTCTGGTAGTTGGTGATGTTGATGCCAGGGCCTACGTCGGATTGGGACCGAACATGGCGCGCCGGAATGCCGAATTTCTCAGCCTCGCGCACCATCTGCGCGGCCACCGCGAGAGGAGCGAAGTGCAGAATATCGCCTTGGGTAGCGGCGTTGACGGCTTGACCCCATGACAACTCCATGAGGCTCTTGCCGAGACCGGTGCCGGCGAACAGCGCCGCACGGCCGCGCTTGAGCGCCCAGGTGACGATGTCGCGCTGGAATGGGAAGAGAACTGATGGCAGTTCTGGAATCTCGGCCAGACCAGTTGGCGGATCAAGGATCGCCTTTCCGGCCAGGAACGCGGCATAGGCGTCCGCCTGCGCCGATGGCACAATGTTCTGGGTCATAATGCCCATTGGCTATTGTCTCCTCAGACTGTGGTGCGTCCCGCGCGTTGGTGGCGCGCGGTTTAACTCAAGGTTTTCCGGATCATGGCGGATGCGGCAAGCCGTAAACCTGCCGCGCTGGCGCGGTGATGTGTCGCTGCAATCCGCGCACGCTCGCGAGCATCGGCGCTGACACGCGGCTCGTCATCCGCAATGGCGGAGCAGCCGGCCGCGTTCTTGTCGTGCCAATTTGCCGCCAGGTGGTAAGCCTCTGCGAGCGTGCGCGGATCGGTCATGCGGTTTCTTCCGGCAACATCGCCTTCATAAATTCGAGCACTGTCTCCGGCGAGAATCGATCTTCCATAACGATATACGCATCACGCGCCCTCTCCGGAACGTTCCAGAGATCATTCCAGCGATCGCTGCGTGCCTCGGCGGCAGCAGCTTCAGCCGCCTCCCGAGCTTCTTCTCTCTCGCGTCGCTTCAGGTTCCTCAAATAATTGTTGGCCACTACGCCGCCCTTACCGAGATCACATCATCACCGGTCTTGATCTGGGCGCCTTTGACCTTCTTGCCGGCCTTCAGCGCCTCGCCGATCGCGGTCTTGTCCGGCGTCTTCACGACCTTGAGGAACCGCGCCGGCACGGCGGCCTCGTCGGTGATTTCGACGCTGTCGCGGCCCTTGGTGATGGAGATCGTGGCTTCGGTGAGCGGCACTTTGGGCAGGCCGGCCGCTTTCAGAAGACGCAGCATGAGCGCGCGCATCGCGGCCTGCCGGCGCTCCTGGCGCTTCTTGCGGGCGTCGAGCTCGTCGGCTCGCTTCTTGATGGCGGCAACCATGGAGTTTGCCTCGCGCTCCTGCGCCAGCAGCTTGCCAAGCACTTCATAGGCGTTGGTCTGGCCTTCGATCGTGTCGGCGCGCAGCTCGGCGTCTTCGGCAAGCTCGGGGAATGCGGCCAGCATGTCGGCGAATGCGGCCTCAAGATCGGCGACGTCGACGGCGAGAAATCTGGTGTTGTCGTTTGCGGGTTTGGTCATGTGGTCTCCTCGTTGGTGTGGTGGTTAGTCAGAGCTGCAGCTAGACGAGCCACTGTCGTATGACGATGACCCGCTGTCGTAACTCGGTGACGAACTGTCAGAGGAGTATGAATAGCTGTCGCACGAAGGCGAGTAGGAAGGCGCCGGCTCGTAGTAGATCGGATTGAGCGGCGATAATGGGTTGAGCGGGTTGCTTATATCCAGGCTATCGTCGCGGCGCGCACCATCGGTGGATGGCCGGCCGGCTGATGGCGCTGCTCTTCTTGGCGCTGCCGTGGCGTTCTGCTTTGCTTGCACTTTTTTGCGGCTAAATGGCCACATCATCGTCTCCTCACGTGGTGTAATTTGGTAGCTTCACCGTGGTGTAAATTTACAAATTTGTCAATCTCAGAACGGGATATCGTCATCCAATTCCCACCGCTCGGCATAGCTGCGATTGTCGTTCGCCGGCGCCAGATGATTATCGTTGGCGGCGGTGCGCGGCCCGACACGATGAGCCATGACATCTGGATATTTGGCGTTCCTTGCGTAATCCAGCTGGATCTCGGTCGTGTCCATCAACTCGTCTTGCCGCTCCAGCCACTCGATGACGTCGGACGGAAACGGCCTCTGGCCGCCATGCAGCAGCCACCAGCGATCAGCTTTGCTTTTCGGGTAGCCTTTATGCCCACAGCAATGCCATTCGTTCACGGCCTTCATACCAAGCATGTATGTCGTTTTTACAGAATCCGGCTTCCCATCCTTGCCGGGATGATGGCGGAACGTTCTGCTGGTAACCGGCGACCAAGGCTTTTCGGTCGAAAGCACTGGTGTAGTGTCAGCTTGCGCTGTGATCTTCTCTTCCTCATTAGGCGGGAAGACATAACCGCAGCACTGGCAAGTCATAATCGAGATCGGGATGAGCTCGCCGCAGCCGCAATTGCCGTTCACATCCATCTGATCTTGCGGACACAGCTTCTTCGGTTGCTCGCCGAGGCCCTTGCCAGGCTCACGCGGGCGAATCTGATCGATCGGGCCATGATACGCCAGGTTCTTGCCATGGTCAGCGATGAGGCAATCTGTCTTTCCCGGCGAGTTGCGCGTGCCGCGGCCGAGGATCTGCACCAACTTGCCCGGAGACTTTGTCGATAAGATCAGGCTAATGAAGTCGACGAAAGGAAAGTTTGTGCCTGTCGTGATCATGCTCACCGAGGAGATGGCCCACACCTCGCCGGCGCGGAAAGCTTTGAATATCTTGTCAGTCTCGTGCGAATTGTCGCTTGTGAGCACGGCGCAAGTTTTGCCATGTCGTCGCACCGCATCTGCGACATGGGCGGCGTTCTCCTTGCTTGTGCTGAAGAACAGGCCAGCTCGCCTGCCTTCGGACAAGACCATGTCTTCGGCGACGGCCGCCTCGATGATGCGCTCGGCAGCCTCCGACACCTGGCCCGGGATGTATTCGCCGCCGCGTGTGCCGACGCCTTTCAGGTCGATCTTGCTGGTTGTCTTCTGGCTTGTCAGGCGCGTCAGGAATCCCTGCTCGATAAGCTCACCGATGCCGATCTCGTAAACGACATCGTCGAATAGCTTGAATTTCATCGGCGCATTGGTGATTGGATCGACCGCGTCATCATCGTCCAAATCATCAGTCAGGCGCCCTGAATCCATGCGGTAGTCGGTAGCTGTTGTCCCGCATGTACGGCTGTCTGCATTGCGCTGGCGCACGGCCTTGAAGAACTTGCCATATTGAGTGTTTGCGTTGCGCGAAATAGCGTGCGCCTCATCGACGATGACGAGATCAATATCGCCGATCTGGTCAACCTTGTTCCATACCGACTGAATGCCGCAGAATAGCACCTGCGCTCGCGCATCGCGGCGGCCGAGGCCAGCAGAATAGATGCCAGCCGGGGCAAACGGCAGGAGACCAAGGAACTCTTGGTAATTCTGGCCAACCAGGGGTGCTGAATGGGTGACATTGAGGATGCGCATGTCGGGGTAATCGGCAAGCAACTCCTCGATCAGCTTCGCGATAACGAGCGCTTTGCCGGCGCCAGTCGGCAGGACGATCAGGCCGTTGCCGCCGCCTTCGGCCCAATATGCGTAGAGCGCGTCGAGGGCGGCGCGCTGGTAGTATCGGAGCTCGAGCATCAGGCGGCGTCCTTCTGCTTAGCCGCCCAGGCAGCCTTCCAGTCCATGCTCCACTGAGTGCGGGCCTCGCGCACCGCCGCAACGCGGGCCTTGGCTGCGGCCGCCTCGACCTCGCCCCGATCCGTCAGGAAATAGATCACGGCGCCCTTGCCGAAACCGATCCCGCTTGATTTAACCCATCCTGCGCGCACGCATTTCTTCCACGGCGCACGCAACCACCGATCGCCCGGCTCCATCCGGCCGCAGAAGGTGCCGTCGGCGCGAACGAAGCCAGCCATGATCTGGTCGATATATGGACTGTCCTTCGGGAGCGGCCGGCCGACCAGCTCCTCTGACCACGTCATCTTTTTCTTTGCCATCACGCAGCCCTCGCCCGCAGCCGATCGCGCTCCTGCGCTTCGATCTGGCGCACGCGTTCCTTGCCGATGCCGTACTTGGTGCCGATGAATTCAAGCGTCTCGCCCATGGCCCGAAGCATGACGATCTCGCCAGATCGGCCAGGATTCAGATCGGCAAGTGTTTCGTTAAGCTCGACGGCATCGGCTTGGTTTGGCGGCGTCATTACGGCTGCCATTGCGCGCTCATCCGATACAGTCGGCATATGGCGCGATCTGACCTGCGCCTTGCGGCGGCCGTTCTGCGCGACATGGCGCATTGTGAGCGTGATCCAGTTGTAGAAACCGCCGTCAGGCCGGAACGACGTCCAATGGGACAGGATATACGCCAGGCTTTCCTGAAACAGGTCTTCTTGCTCGGTTTTGTTGTTCGTCAACTTGCCGGCCAGGCGTTTGAGATGCGGGAAGTAGTTCATGAGCCGCGCATCAAATTCGGCGGGGCGCGCGGGTACGTCCGTCTGTGTCATATCGTCTCCTCTGGTGGTGGCGGTCAGGCGGCGTTGGTGGCGCCGTCGATCCAAATCTTGCCATCGGGCATGCGGTACGTGATCGTTTCGGCGTCTTCGTCGACATCGATCTGCTCGCCGGGAACGAGTGCCGGGATATGCAGATGGGTCTGGCAGCCCTCTTTTTGCTCGTCGAACGAGATCGGCTTTGCCCATCGGCTGCATGACCAGTGACCGTCGCCGCCCATTTCCGGAGACGAATGAATGCAGGTCCGGCAATTGACGCGCGGCCATGCACCGGCCTTACAGATCGGCTTGTGATTGCAGAACATGCAGCCGAAGAATTCCGGATCCTCCGAAATGCGCGACGGCGGCTCTGCCATGTTGATGATGCGCTCCAGTCGCGCCAGCAGGCGAAGGCAGAATTCAGCATCGTATTCAATGCGCTCGGCGTAGAGCGTGTCATCATCCTTGCAGCTGACAAGATAGAGGCAGCGCGAAAGACCGAAGGCGTGCATTCCCAGCTGACATTGGCCGAAATGCAGCGGCTTGGCTTCCTTGCAGCCATTTTTAATGATCTCCTTCATGCCCTTGGCATTACTCGACTTGAATTCAAGCAGGTGCTCGGTCTTCGGCGCCTCTGGAATGCCCATGGCCTTGCCGTCGCATTTGCCGCGCACGTGCGAGCCGACGAGGCGAATGCGATCCTGTTGGCCGTAGACGTCCACGCCGATGCGCTCCAGATCGGCTACGAGGCGATCTTCTTCTAAATTGCCGGTCTGGAACAAACGAAGCTGCCGGCCGTGGTGCTTCTCCAGCGGAGTGCACCAGCGGAATGCGTACCAGAGGCTTCGGTCACATTCAGCGTTCGCCTCGCCCACGCTGATGCCGAGGCTATCCCAGGACTCGGCTGCCGCTTCGTAGGCTGCGTAGATCGCGCGGACGGTAGAGGATTCTGGTTTTGGTAGTGGGGCCATTAGCGCACCAACTGAAAAAGGACGGCCTTGATGTCATCGATGGTCTCGGCCAGCGCAATTTCGTCTGTCAGGTCTTGACGATGAACTATGCGCTTGGCTTCCTCAATGCCGTGGCCGGCTTCACGCAGTTCGCGCACGCGCGCCAACGCCGTCTTCATACATCCATCTCCTTCGTGAAAAAGCATCGCGCCGGCCGTGTAGGATCTTCGCGAAACGCCTTGCACCACGGCATGCCGTTGCGGATGATTAGCTCTTGCGGCTGGTCGCACCATGTGGCGTCTTCGATGATCGGGCAGCACCCATCGATGTCTCTGCCGAACTCATCTTCCCATGGTCCGTCGCCGTTCCGGTTCGAGCAGTGTCGGCACCAATGGAATTCGAAATCCATTCAATCGGTGCCGTTAGCGGGCCGCCAAGGCCCGCCTTCCCGTTCGTCGATAGCCATTAGACGCGCATGGGCATAAGCACGCCCTCCCATCCCTCGGCCGCGCCCGTCACTATCGCCGGCGAGCCAGCGTCATTCAGCTTCAGCGTCACATCCCCCGATGGCAGAACCGAAAGGATGTCGCGCAGGTAAGCTGCGTTGAAACCGATCTCGATCGGCTCGCCGCTGTATTCAGCCACGACTTCGTCCTCGGCGTCGCCGTGATCCGGATTGCGGACGGCAAGCTTGATCGAGCCAGGCGCGATGGTCAGGCGCACTGCCTTGCCACGCTCGGAGGAGATCGTCGAGACACGATCAGATGCCTTGAGGATAGCGTCACGATCTACAGAAACGACATTCTCGTTGCTGGTCGGAATGACACGCTGATAATCCGGGAACGTGCCGTCGATAAGCTTGCTGACCAGCGTCAGTTCCGGCGACACGATCTTGATCTTGGTCTCGGAGACCGAAACGGTGACCTTGCCCTTGGGCGTCAGCGATACCGTCTTGCGCGGCACGATCACTCCGGCGAAGGCGCCAAGGCTGCCTGTCGAGTTGCGTGCCAGGCGGTGGCCGTCCGTGGCAACGGCGACCGCGCCGTCTTCCGTCGAATGCAGGAAGATGCCGTTCAGATAATAGCGCACCTCTTCGGTGGAGATAGCGAACGCCACCGGCGCGAAGAGCGCGGCGAGATCGACCTCGAATTCCGCGTCATAGGTGCCGGCCGACAGGCTGGGATAATCCGACGCCGGCAGGATGTTGAGGCCGAACTTCGACCGGCCACTCTTCACTTCGAGCTTGCCGTCGGCGAGCGACAGCTCGACCAAGTCGTTGCCGGCCTTGCGGGCGATGTCGCCGAGCATCTTGGCGCCGACCGTGATGCTACCTGCTTCATGGATTTCGGCCGGGGCCGATGCGGTTGCCTGGATGTCGAGATCCGTGCCGGTGACGTGCAACTGCCCGTCGGCTGCGGAAAGCAGCAGGTTCGACAGGATCGGAATGGTGTTTCTTGCTTCGACGACCTTGCCCACGGCGCCGACGACGCGCGCGAGTTCGGTGCGCTGGATAGTTAAGCGCATGGTGATCTCCTCTATTGCGGGCTTGCCCGCTTGTGGTGTTGCCGCACGGTTGGTTGCCGTGCGGCTGGATGGTTAGGCGGCCTGCTTGGCTACCAGAATGCGGTAAGCGTTGATGACTCCGATCGCCTGCGACTTGGCATCGTCGAGCGCGTTGTGAGCCGTGCCGAAGTCTGGCTGCGTTGCATTGGTGATGTCGAACAGCGTGCGGCAATCGCGCGGCGTTTTGTAGTGCCACGGGATCGGAATATGGCAGACGCGGAACGCCGACTCGAGCAAGACGAGATCGAATGACGGTGGCTTAGCCCAAACGCGCGTTGCGTCCACCCGACGGACGTAATCACCGAACTCACCTAGCGCCCAACCCAGCAACCGTTCACCAGCGAACGCGGCCACCCTTGCCCCTTCCGACTGCTCCATCCACCATTTTAAGGTGGACACGTCCATTGTCAGGCCAGCGTCTACCGCTGACTGAGGATCGATCGCCGCATAATATTCCTCGCCGAATTCGCCAGTTTCAGCATCGAATGTCGTGGCTCCGATGCTAAGAATTACGCTGCCAGGCGACGTGCCTAGCGTTTCGATATCGATCATAAGATCGCGCATGTTCGCCTCCTACTGCACCAATTCCTGCGCGTCGCCGCGGAAGTCGACATCAGGAATGATCGCCTGCGGCTTGAAGACGACGCGATAGTGATACGCGCTGGCTTCGGCCGGCTCCAACTGCTCGGCGAAGTACGTCACATTGTCAGACAGGCCGAGGAAGTGTTTCTTGAAGGTGTTCGGGCCGGTCTTGCACGTGATGGTCACCTCGCGCGCCTTGTCGTTGTTGCCGATCGAGCAACGGCCTTCGACGGTAAGAATGTACTTGTCAGTGATGCCGTTATAGAAAACGACACGGCGCACGACTTCGAAGTTGTCGGCGGCTTTTGAGATATTGTAGGACGCCACGTCGGCGTCGCTTGCGCAGCCGGCAAGAATAGCGGTGGCCGCAATGGCGGCAAATGCAATGCGCTTCATTGAAATCTCCTCTTTTGGTGGTGTGCGGCGGGCCGCGCCAACTTGTTGGCTGACAACGTATTGGCGCGGCAATCGGAAGCGTGTTGGTATTTAGCTTCCGCTACATCGTATCGCTATTTCGATCCCCACGGCCGGCGTGTACCGCCCGCAGCAGCCGCCGGAGCCGGACGACCGGCAGGCTGGCGATTGTCGTTGGCTGGTGCGGCCTTGTTGTCGTTGGCAGCAACGGGCGCTTCTTCTGCCGGCTGCACGGCGTCTATTTCCGGCTCTGGAACGTTGCCTTCATCCGGGAAGTAGTAGCGCTTGATTTCGGCGCGACCCGGATACGACTTGCCGTCTTCGCCAACGGATGCCTTGCCACGCGCGACCTTTGCCGTGAATGCGCGATAATGAAGCTCTTCGCTGTCGTCGACGCCATCGACGCCGATAGCGCGGCAAAGCGACGCAAACTGCTTTTGGCCGATCTCCTGGGCCTTCGGATTGCTGTTTTCCAGGTTGTAGTTGTTGTTGAAGATCGTGCGGCCCTTGAACTCCTCCGGCGCAATAACCTTCAGGGTTGTCGCGAGGATGGTCCCGCTTCCCGTTTTCGTCGGCTTCACTTCGGAGGTGTCGACCTCCAGGACGTAGATGCCATTCGGCACTTCGCCGGCATAATCTCGCTGCGTTGTGTCATGATCCTGCGCGTTGAATCTCTGGCCTAGTTGAGCCATTCAAGTCTCCTTCGTGGTGGTGGTTGGTGGTTAAGCTGCCGACGACGTGGTGTTGGTAGTCAGCAGGTATTTCGATAGCTCGGCAAAGCCCTGCCCTGGCTTGTAGGGAATCTGAGCCGGCATGCCGTTAAACCGGTTTTTCGCGTAAAAGCCGGCTCGTTCATCGGTGTGGATGACGCGCTCAGATCCAGACATCCCTTCCGGCTTGCTGGTCTTCTTGCCGCCGAAAGCTGCGTCCACCTGCTTCAGCGATGTGCGCCGATTGATGAAAAGGAGCGCCTTGCAGTTCTCGACGACAAGCTCGAGGCCTCTCTTCTGAAGCTTCGGGCGGTAGCGGTCATATGCGTCGACGAGCGGATCGTCGTGCCGCTTTGTTTCGCTGTGAAGGATCTGCACCACATAGAGGCCAGATCTGGTCAGCGCGCCGATGGCTTCGTGGTATTCGCCCCACTCGACATCAGCCGCAAGGTATCCCTTTCCGAAAGCTGTCGGAGATCCCTTGTCGTTGCTGTCGATGGTATCCCATCCGTTGCGGGCGCAGGTGGCTGCCCATACCATGGGCTCGACTTTGTCCACGCTATCGATGATCACGGTTTTGAATTCGTGCTCATTCTCCAGCAGGTCTGCGAACGTATCCAGCAGGCCGCCGAAGGAGGTAATCTGGTCGGACGGCAAGTCAATACCATCCGGGGTCTCCTCGCCATCGACGAAAAGATAGATGGGGTCTGGAAACTCAGCGGCGAGCGATGTCTTGCCGACGCCGGGCGTTCCATAGATCGCGATAGCGGGCGGCGTTGTTCGTTTACTGGACTTCAGTCTGTCAAAAACCGACATTGCACGTCTCCTAAATATAGCAGATTGCGATGATGAGCAGGACGGCCAGAATGACTGGCCACCAGCTGAACGGATCGGGCGGCCACAGGCCGGCGTCAGGGTTCGTCGTCATACTGCTGAAATCGCTTGATGGCCTTGTCGGCGCCCCATACCGAACCAAGCATCACGACAATCGCGATGGTGGCAACCGGAATGAAGAAGAGCGCCGCGACTGCCCCGCCGAAAGCAGCAGCCGCGATGGCGGCCCGACGAAGAACCGGCGCCTTGAAAAACGTCGGCGTGGACTTCTGCACTGGCGCATCGATCGGCACATAGTCAAGCGGAGTGCCGGTGAGTGGCGGGTCTATCCAGGGTGAGCGGGTCATGCTGCGATCTCAAGAGCGAGTACGCGCCGACGGGCAGCGCTATGCATGTGCTGGTAGGGGCGCGTCTCGCTGACGGCCGCGTTGCCGCGCTCCCGGGCAAGTCTCTTGCGATCGCCGCGCGAAAGTCCCTCGGCGTTGCGGCCAGGCTCTTTCGGCAGGGATCGAAAGCCCTTGCCGCCGGTGATGCGCTCCATCACTGTGAGCCGGCGGACTCGGTGGCCTTCATCGATTGACGGCATACCAAGCTTGAAGTCGTTGGCATGATAGTCGGCCGTGAGTTTTTCGAAGATGTTGGACATAGGTCTCCTCTTGCCGTGCGGTTGGTCGCCGCACGGCTTGCTGTGGTGGTGGCGTTGGTGGTGTTTAGGCGGCGGCGCCGTACGGATACTCGACGAAGTGCTCGACGACATCCTTGGCCGGCTTCAACTGCATGCCCGTTACGGCCCGCAGTTCCTTGATGGCCGCGATCTTCTCGCCCTTGGCGGCGAGCCGCTGCCATTCGTGCTTGTAGGTCGGCACCGCTTCCTGGCTGGTGGTGGTCAGGATGTAGACGCCGAACTGCTGGCCCTTGGCTATGCCGGCAAGCCGATCGGCTTCAGCCTTGGCGGCCGATTCGGTGGTGTGCACGAACGGGCGAGCGGCTGGCTTCGGCTGGCCGTCTTCGATGAGGGCGACGATGGCGGTGGGCTTGGTCGGAGCCAGCTGGCCGGCCACGTCTTCTGCATAACACCAGACGCTGGTTTCGCCATCAATGTCGACAAGGTACGGCATTATCTCATCATGATCATCTACTCTGATGATGGTGCCGTTCCCGCTAATTTCAGCGAATTTTGCGAATACCCGATCACCCACCTTGAACTTGGCCGGCGCCGCGTTGTCGTTGCTGGCCGGTGCAGCGGGCTCGTCGACCCATTCGGCGATGAGGTCTGTATCAGACTGCGTGCCGTCCAAATAGGAAAGGCCGTTGTCGTACCAGTGATTCCTGAATTCGGGAGAGCTAACGATTTTGAACTCGTCGACAGTGACGGGCCCGACCTTGCGGCCGTCGCGCGTCTTATAGAACTTGCCGGCCTCGATGGTGATGGCTGGCACGTGGTCGAAATGAATAGCGACTTCGGCGATGCCCCAATGATGACTGCCGGAAATTGAATTCCTGTCATCATCTGTCAAAAGCATGTGGGCGCCGGCGGCTCCCTTGATCTCGTAAACCTTGCCTTTGGTGTACATTTTCGACACGAATAATTCGCGCCAGCGCACCCTGTCGCCGACCTTCGGCTGCCACGCCGGAATGAGTTCCAGTTTCCTGGATGCGGTGGCTTTCGCTATGCCGGTCTTGTCCCATTTGACGAATGGCGCGCCGTCATCGTCTTCCTGAAGCGTCCCGACATCGCCGGCGACGAGGCCGTGTCGGTCTTCGATCAGTCTCACCCTGTCGCCCTTCTTAAACTTTCCCATTACGCTGCTCCTCTCGTTGTGGCGGTTTTGCGGAGCTTGCGCTCCTTGGTGAAGTCGATGACGTTGTCGTCTTCGGCCGGCGTCTTGGTTGCAGCGTCGGGCGGGGGAATTTCGTCATCATCGGCCACCTGCAGCTCCCATTCGTGGAACTGCAGAACATCCAGCGTAGGGCTGGCACGGATAATCACGATGCTCCCCATGAACCCTATGACGATGCCGAAAACGTTGGTGTTCATCTTGTGCTCGACGACATCGCCGATCTCAATGCAGTCGCAATCAGGGCAACTCATGCCGCCACCTGCAGATCCGCCAGACCGGCGATAAGAAGCTCACGCTCAGACGGCGCGACTTCTGCGGTGTCGAGCGTCGGAATGCGCTGCACCGATACTGGCATGATGCCGCTCGTCGTCGAGCAGCCGCCGTTGGACGGCACCATCCTGGTGACGGCGCGTGGGTTATTGTCGTTCGCCGCAGCGATCGGAGAGTTCTGGTAATGTCCGAGGCCGTACTCGCGCCGCAGGCGCTGGTAACAGGTCATCGGCTTGATGTTGTATCTGGCTGCTATGGCGGCAACGGTCTCGCCGTTAAGTCTGCGCGCATGCATATCGGCCAGCATAGCGCTGGTAATCATGGTCATGTCGTCTCCTCTGTGGTGGGATTGGCAGGCGGTGAACTTGCCAATTGATGGTCATAATGTTATCGATTTACAAATTTGTCAAAGTATGGCGGCTATTATGTCTTCACGCGGCACCCCCTCCAGAACGCGCTTCGCGCAGATGCTTGCGGCCGAGCAGATCAAGCGCGGCCAGACAGATCGCGAGGTGGCGGAAAGCCATGGCTGGCTGCAACAGACGTTCAGCCGGTGGAAGCTCGGAAGCCTGCCGCGGCAACATATGTTTGCCTCGATCGCCAGCTTCCTGGAAACAGATGAGAACGCCGTGCGGGAGATGGTCGAAGAAGCGCAGGAAAGCGCCGCCTCGACGAAGTTGCCAAACGTGGCTGCATTCAACGCTGCCCGGGTCTATGGCAGGGTGACGGATCGCAAAGACGGGAAGTATGTCTTTGATGCGTTCAATCAGGGGCGCAAGCGCATCCCAGACGGCCGCTATGCCATCTTGATCGACACGAAAATCATGGAGCCGGCGCTGCCGGTCGGCACGAAGGCGTGGCTGGATCCGGCAATCTGGCCGGCACCAGGCAACGAAGTGCTGGCCCACGCCAAGGGCGGAGCCGCATGGATCGGCCGGCTTGTTGGCGTGTCCGGCACGTCCGCCGATATCGAGCGCTATGCGGCTGCCGGTCGGGAGACGATGACGGTGCATGATGTCGAAGCCGTGCATGTCATCGTCCTTTCCGAGCGGTTGGTTGGTGCAAATTAACGCTTGACAAATTTGTAGAGTGTTTGGTAGACACACTACGTCGCTGTGGTGGCGATATGGAAATCCGGGTTCTGACGAGCGTCAGCTAGTCTCCTCCCCGAGATAGTACGGACCCATTCCCCAAGCCGATAATCAGGTGGTGCTGGCCTTCGGGTCGGCTTGGCGGGATGAGGTTAAACCAAAAAAGGCGCCAGCCGGCGGGGAGCCAGCGGCGCTTTTGTTATGTCGGCTTTTCAATGATGCTTCTCATGGCGCGATACCCTCAAGTTTGATGCTCCTATAAAAAGGAAAGCCGCCTCAGTGGGCGGCTCTTCTTCTCGGCGGCGCGCGTCCTTTCGGCGCGACAACTCTTCTGACGGTGGTTTCTTTCTTTTGCTTTTGCCGCATGATGCACTCCTGAAATGGCGGTATCGGAAATGATGCCCTGTTAAAATCTGGCGGCTTGCCGCCGGTTGAAAAACGCCCCTGCTTTAAACTCTTCTGTCGTCGATCAATGCCAGCATCGAGTTCCTCCTTTGCTGACCCTGTCTGCGCCCGTTGCTTATGTTTTATTGGTATCGGTTATCGATTTATAGGTCAACAGAAATTTGTTGAAGCTATAGCTATTTTCTGATAACTGATTGAAAAAATAAGGGATAAATTTATGAGCAAGTTGTCTGATTATCTTACGGCCCGAGCGGCCGAGCTAAATATTTCGCAAACCACCCTCGCAGAAACAGTCGGCATGTCGCAGCCGAGTATAAGTGATTTGTTTAACGGCCTGACCGCGTCTCCCCGCAAGTGGCGTGAGATAGCAGACGCGCTGCAGACGCCGCACGAAAAGATGCGCGATCTGATGATTGAAGCTGGGCGAGAGGGCGGCAAGCCAACGCGGCTTCCCCGATCCGTGACGCGCTTGCCGATCGACGAACTCACTCGTCGAGATCTATATGAACCGAACGCTACGATAGACACAGGCGTCAAAATCCCCGCAGCCAGCCGCTATGGGAGGATGTTGCCGGTGCTTGGCGAAGCCGTCGGCGGGAGCGACGGGGAATACACGTTCAACGGCCAGGTGCTTGATTATGTCGCCTGCCCGCCATCCCTGGCTAACGTGCTAAACGCCTATGCGGTTTGGATAGATGGCGAGTCGATGTATCCGCGCTTCCGGGCCGGTGAGTTGGCTTATGTCCATCCAGGTCTCCCAGCACGCCGCGGTGATGATGTCATCGTGCAGATCCGCCCGCGAGAAGAAGACATGCCGCCTAGGGGATTTGTAAAGGAGATGATCGGATGGGCTAGCGATCAGCTGGTTCTCCATCAATTCAATCCCGAATCACAACTCAAATTTCCGCGGGAAATCGTTGTGTCGGTCCATCCAATAGTCCTGTCAGGAAAATATTGATAGGTTATCGGAATCGGTATTGACATCTTATAGCCTATAGTCCTATAAATCTCCTCACAGCCGCACCACTGGCCGACGGCCAAAGAGGAGACGACAATGTTGGACAGAAGAATTCTTCAGCATGATGACGACTATGCGCCGGTAGCTATTGCAGCTGGCAGCGTCGAGCCGTTCCGCAAGCCTGACCACAAAGCCAAACGCCACCCGAAGCCGCGCAATGTAGATTGCCGCGGTCGTTTTGCGTTGCGCCGCCAGAAGCCTGGCCGTGCGCTCGCCGAGATCGGCGGTGACGAATGAGCATCGTTCCCGCCCTCAACGAGCCGGTACTCGCCGACGATTACCCGATCTATGCCGACTACGCCTATGTCGTCGACGGCAAGGTTACGCTCAGCGACTATCACGCGATAACCGCCAGCGAATTCAAGATGCGCCTGGGCGCGACGGAAGTGCGCCGCTGCGATCTGGCCGGCCGCGGTCTGCTGCAGGAGTGCGCAGCATGACCATCAAAGATTTCATCAAAGACTTGATCGGTGCCGTTTCGGCCGGATCATTCGTGGCGGCCGTATCCATCTGGCTGCCGTACGTCGTGCAGCACCACTAACCAACACCACACCAGAGGAGACTGAAACATGGCCAAGCGCGCCACCAAGAATGCTGCCGTCGATTCGGCAGAGGCATCAACCGCACTTACGACCTTCAAGGGCTTCGGCAAGGACTGGAAGTGCCGCGACTATCAATATGAGCTCGGCAAGACCTACGAGCACGCCGGCAGCGTCGTTCGTTGCGCCGGTGGCGGCTTTCACTCCTGCGAGATGCCGCTCGACGTGCTGAACTATTATCCGCCGAACACGAGCCGCTTCGCCGAGGTGATCGCCGATGGCGCGATCGACAAGGGCAGCGATGACGACGACAGCAAGCTGGCCTCGGCCAAGATCACGATCGGCATTGAGCTATCGCTTGGCGAGCTGACCAGAAGAGCTGTGCGCTGGGTCGCCGACATGGCCAAGAAACAGGGTAACGGTCAGCACACAACGGGCAACTACGGCCGTGCCTCGGCGGCGGGCAACTACGGCCATGCCTCGGCGGCGGGTGACGGCGGCCATGCCTCGGCGGCGGGTTACCGCGGCCATGCCTCGGCGGCGGGCAACTACGGCCATGCCTCGGCGGCGGGTTACCGCGGCCATGCCTCGGCGGCGGGTTACCGCGGCCATGCCTCGGCGGCGGGCAACTACGGCCATGCCTCGGCGGCGGGTGACGGCGGCCATGCCTCGGCGGCGGGTTACCGCGGCCATGCCTCGGCGGCGGGTGACGGCGGCCATGCCTCGGCGGCGGGCAACTACGGCCATGCCTCGGCGGCGGGTGACGGCGGCCATGCCTCGGCGGCGGGCAACTACGGCCATGCCTCGGCGGCGGGTGACGGCGGCCATGCCTCGGCGGCGGGTTACCGCGGCCATGCCGAAGTTAAAGGCACGAGCGCTATCGCGCACGCGCCAGGCGTGGGCGGAATGGCGACGGCAGTTGCAGGAAGCGCGATCAGTCTCGCATATCACGATGAAAGCGTCTGGCCGCCGAAGTTGATAGCGGTTCGGTCGTCGATGGTCGGCGAGAACGGCGTCGAGGCTGGCAAGAAATACCGCCTGACGAAGTGTGGCGAGTTCGAAGCCGTCGAAGATTAAGAATTGCCTGCGGGCAATGGGCGCGGCCGGTGACGGTGGCTGCAACTTTCGTTTCCGTGCCGCGCCCTAACCATTCACCACCACGAGAAGGAGACAACCATGACGACCAAAAGAAGACAGAAGCCAGCCAATACCAACCGCCCGACGAACTATGAATTCATGCCGTACACAGAAACCGGCACGGAAGTCGTTGACGACCTGCAGCCTGATATGGTGCCCAGCTGGCGACTGCATCAGATCGCGCGCTGGCATGACGCCAGGCAGGCGCGCCGCAATGGTATGATTGCGTCGAGGCTTCGTGCCGTGGCCGAGCAGCAGGACGAGAGGGCGGCGGCGTAATGGCATACGGCGATTACGACGGCCCGAACAAGCCAGACAAGGGCAAGGAGGGCGGAAGCTGCAACCGAACGCGCTGCCAGGCTGCCCCGGCACGCTGGTATAACCACGGCTCCTACTCCTGGTATTGCGACAGCTGCAAAGACCAGATCTATGACGCGGTCGGCCGAGGGCACTGGCACAAGGATTTTCCGAACGCTGGGCACGAAATGTTCGAAACTCGCGAAGAGATGGATGCAAGAAAGGCCGCGGCATGACACGCCAGCCCGCCAACGACAATAAGCCGGCGGGGAGCGTTTACACGCTCTCCGAGGCCGCCGAGCACCTCCGTCTGACGACAAGAGGTGTGGCGAAGATAGCGAAGCAACACGGGCTTTGCATGGTGCGAGGTCGTGACATATTGCTTACCGACAACGACATTGAGGCCATAAAGGACGCTCTTCGATGCCCCTCAAACTCTACAAGCGCGGCAAAGTCTGGTGGATCTCCGGCACTGTCCATGGACAAAAAGTACGAGAAACTACTGGCGCTAACGACAAAGAAGTCGCAGAAGCCATCCGCATCAAAAAAGAAGCTGGCCTCGTAAGCGATCACGTCTATGGGCCGAAAGCCACGCGAGATTTCTCAGACGCGGTGACATCATACATCGACGCCGGTGGCGAACGCCGCTACTTGGGAACCCCACACTCGGGTCTGCTTGGCTATTTCTATTCAACGCGCCTGAAAGACATTCAGCAGGACGACCTCGACAAGGCGGCGCGCACCCTGTACCCGGATGCCCTACCCGAGACCCGCAACCGGCAGTGCTACACACCATTCATTGCCGTCTGGAACCATGCCGTAAAGAACGGATGGGCCGAGATGCGCCTCTGGTCGCGTCCGAAGAAGCCGAAGGGCACTAACATCGTCAGGCTGGCGAAGCGCCGTGCTGGCACGTTCCCGGTCGATTACGAACATGCCGCCAAATTCATCGCCGCGATGTCTCCTGGTCCCGCAATGCTGATGACCACGCTTTTTTACACCGGCATGCGCCCGATCGAAATCTTCGCGCTCGAAGCACAAGAGGTGAATGTTGCCGGTCGCTGGATAACGCTGACAAAAACGAAGACCGGCGAGCCGCGCGGCATACCAATCCATGAGTTCATCGCGCCAATCCTCGAGTCCTTGCTTAAGCGGAACTCGTTGGCTGAGGATCCGCGTCTGTTCCGCACCCCGAAAGGTGAGCCATACGGCACGATCGTGACCGACATCGAGGGAGAAGGTGGTGGCGGCCTAAAAACGGCAATCAACGGTGCGCGCCGGCGGTCTGGGATAAGGGACATAGCGCCATACACTGGCCGGCATAGTGTCAGCACTGGCCTCGTTGTGGCCGGCGTGCATCCGCACATCAAAGACCAGATCCTCGGCCATGCCGCCGACGATATGAGCCGCCACTATACCAACGTGCCGCAGGCACCGCTGATCGAGGCCATCAACAGGCTGTCTGTGCCGGATACATGGGCGAAGTTGCCGTGGTTGGATGATCCGCTGCAGTGGTCTGGGCGGTTCGCCGAGGGAATGGGCAAGAGGACTGATTTGGAGAAGAGGAGGGAGGCATGAGGTCTCAGCCGATAGAGAGCCATTCAGCCAGCGCAATCTGCACGTCGTGGGAACCGGTCAGATCAAAATCAGGGCGTGGAGCAATCCGGTTGACGCTGTCGTTGTCATCCGGCCCAGCAAAAGGCGAGGCGTTGCGTTTCTACTACTCTCCGGGGTATCCCTTCCAAGATGCCCTAATAAGCCGTCACGAGTTGCCTACGGAAGCCTCGGAGATGGATATAAGGTGGTTGGCAGATCATTCAATGTCTTCGTCTCAAACATAGAACATGACGGTCGCGTGATGAACTGCGTCAACTTACTGAGTTAATCGTCGGCGCTCGAATCAGCATAAACCCGCTCCGGCGGGTTTCTTTTTGCCGAAACTCCTAATTTGTACAAAACCTGTACACACACATTTTCGACACAGCTACAAAGCCTACTTGCTATACTAAAATAGACTTGCAAACTTTCCCTTGGTAAGGGTGAGGTCGGTGGTTCAATCCCACTCGGCAGCACCAGTTTTCTAATCCGAGATCATTTCTCGCGCTTGGCTGGCCAGTCCCTCATCCGCCTGCCGGCACCGACCGGGGTCGAGCCACGGGTCTCGACCCGTCCTTCGGACCCCCGTAAACGGGGCGAAGGGGATATGCCGCAAGCTTTTCGTCCCCCGTAAGCCTCGCGTAGGGCACCTCCCCTCGCCCCGTTTACGGGGAGAGGGTTAGGGTGAGGGGCTGCCAACCGCACGAAGAGGACTCCATGCCAGTACAATCGGGAATGTCGGTTACCTCAAGATAATAGGGTACAAACGGAGAAAATTGCCACAGGTCGAACATTTCTCCGGTCACCAACTCTTCGCCTGGAATTGGTGTGTGGGGCCATGCAGTTGTCCCATCGAACATGCCCTCAATGTACCACCGCTCAAAGTTCTCCGACCAAGCGTAGGCAGCAATATCTATCACCCCGTCTTCACCGTACTGACGCAGGGTAGACCGCAAATATTCCCGCTGCATTTTTGGGACGAGCTCAGCGGAAATACGCGCCAGCAAAGCGTCTTCAGCGGATATCTCTGCACCGTGAGCAAGGGCCGGCATTGCCAGCGCACCGCACAGAAACGCAGCCCGGATCAGTTTTCGATCGAAATCCATGTCGAGCCTTCAGCTTTCCCGGCATGGTAGCGGTAGCAGCGCGCAATCGCCATACAACTTATCTGCGATTACCCAAAATATCTCTGAGGCTGCGCGCGACGCGACCCATCTTACGCAGGCTGGCATTTCGCCTTATCGGCAACAAACGATTCACCATTGTTGACCGCAAAAATCTCGCTAGAATGGCTATCATGGCGGCGTCTCGCCTGAGGATAGGTGGGCGCAGCACACTTGGTTCTGTCGAAACCCTGGAGGAGCATCGATGGCAACTGAAAAATGGCACGACCCGGTCAAGGTCGGTTTCGAAGGCGCTGACCTCAAAACCGTCAACGGGCCGTTCGATGCGCTGAAATGTTTGGCGGATCTCTGGCCGAGCGCACGCGGACTGCATTATATCAAGGCGCGCAGCACCTGCCGGGCAGCACTCGACGGGCGCAAGAGCGTGGAAGAGGCAAGAGCCGAGTTCCTGGCGGCGGCCGAAGAGGCGAAGCTGAAGCTGCTGCATTAA